AATAATAATAGTCAGACCCCTCAACCAGAAATCACAGAAGAAGAGGATAAGCTTGATTCCACAGTCTCTCTTATCAACAATAGGTTTCACTTGGATGAGTCGGTAATGATTGTTTATGACCCGATTAAAGACGATCTAATTATATCCGCTAGGGAAGGTAACTCTGGTGGTGGATCCAATTCTCAGGTTATGCAAGAGCTAGCCAAGAAATTAAATATAGATGGTACCAACTTAAACTATGCTGTATTTTCTTCATTCCTAGCTAACAAAGACTTTACAAATGTTGACCTATCTTACCTTAAAAATATCCTTGAGTTAAATCTATTAGCTAAGAAGGATGGTTCAGATATCGACATTGAAAAAATTAAAGAGAGACTGGGGGTTATAAATAATTCTCAACCTTCAGGAGTAACTAGAGATGAGCTTTTAGATGCAATCAGAACCCTAGCTAGTAAAAGTGGTTATGATATTGATGTAGAAGTTTTAAGAAATAGACTTGGAATAGATACCACAGTTTTAGCTAAGGTTGATGCAAGTAATATTAGTGTAGATACTTGGAGATCAGTCTTAGGTATATCAGATGACTCACTAAATTCACTAATCACAAACTTCCAAGAACTAAAGAATAATTACAACTCAGGAGAAGGGATAAATGTAGATAATTGGAGAAGTAAACTAAATATTCCAGATACGACTAACCTGACTAATAGAAATGACCTAGAAACACTCAAAGGAGATATTCAATTAGACTTAAGACAGAAAGCTGGAGTTAATGGTGAAAATATCTCAGTTACACTTTGGAAAGATAAGCTAGGTATTTCTGACATTGATAAACTAGCTAACAAGGATGCATCAGACATAGACGTTGAAGCACTTAAGAGAAGATTGAATTTAGGTCTTGAGGAGTTAGCTAAGAAAGATGGAACTGATATTGATGCTGAAAAATTAAAAGAGAGATTAGGATTAAATGAGCTTAAACAAAATGCAGAAGGGATCAATGTAACTAAGTGGAAAGAGGTTTTAAATGTAACGTCAGCACCACCAACCGCAGATCTTAATCCAATCCTTAAAGCAACTTCTAGTGAGATTGATATAGATGCTTGGAAAACTAAACTTGGTGTCACTACTTCTGAAATAAAAGGACAGGTAGGTATAGAGGGGGTTCTCAAAGCTACTTCTTCAGATATTGATGTTGCCGCTTGGAAAAAGTTACTCTCTGAAGATACAGTTTCGGGAGATGATTTCGAATGATAAACTTGGAGAGAAATGGCAGAGAATAAAATAAAATATAAATTAATAAAGAAATCGGGAACATCGCCAGTAGCAGGAAGTACAGGAAATGACCCGCATACAATATACATACACCAAACCTCAGAAACAGAAGCTAAATCCTTAATTACAGACTCAAAAGGTAAAGCATTAACTCTAGGGGGAGGGAGTTCAAGTGTTAGTTCATTAAAAGATATACTAGCTGAAGGAGACTATGCAGGTAGACCAGTTCAATTCTTTTATAGTACAGCTGATCTAAAGAAAGGGAGTAACGCAGCCGCTATTGGAGCTTATTACCCATCATACGACTTTGGATTTGGTACTTATAATGAAGAGAATGTAAAAGCTAGAACAGGATCTTACAACACATGGGTAGGTATGTCGGCTGCGGCTTCACTAACAGCAGGTAAAAACAATACTTACATAGGAGCTTTTGCAGGAAATAAACAAGTAACTGGAAATAATAACACAATCATAGGTTACAACTCTGGGACTAATTTAACAGAGGGTACATCCTTAACGATTATTGGAGCAGAAGCAGGTAATGGACTACACCCAAATGCTAGAAAAGGAAAAGATGATATAACTAGCATTTCGCCTATATTTGAATCTTATCTTACAGGGGGACAGAAATGGGCAGCTACAGATTTATTCAACTTTAACCAACAAGACAACACAATATCAGCCAATGCAGCATCAATCTTAATCGGTTCCAAAGCTCTACTAACAACAAATGGTACTAGGGTAGTTGGGAGTGTATTTATAGGGTGTGCTTCAGGGGCTACTACACAATATAGAAGTTATAACAATCTAGTAATAGGAAACTTCAACTACACAGCTAGAGGGGTAACTAATATGGCCAACTCTGTAGTTATAGGTCAACATATCAATATACCTAATGGGTCTCACGATGGACTACTAGCAATTCATAACTCAAAAACAACAAGAACAGAGCTTTCACAGAGTTTGATCTACGGTAATTTCAATGAGAGATTCCTAACAATCAACGGTAAGCTTAATTTAAATACAACCTACACATTAGACCTTGCAGATACATCCAGAGCTAAAGTAATGGTAATGAATCATGATGGGTCTGTGAATGTAGTACCAATGAATGCTGTAGGTGAAAAGACTGCCCCAGCTCCAGTTCCAAATGCGGTAAACAAACTAGCAGCTAAAAAGTTATCATTTGTAGGTGACTCTATAACTAACTTTGGAGAAACATCAACAGAATACAAAACTACTACAGGATATACTTTCAATGATACTTGGGTAGGTCAATTATTACAGCTTACAGGAGGTACTAAGGGAAGTATTGATGCTATTTCTGGTACAACAATGCAGGCTACCAAATTAACTGATGGGTCTTACTATAATGTTACTTTAGGTAGAACTGAATTATTAGCAGAGGATAGCGACTACATCTTCATCTTAATGGGAGCGAATGACCTTAGAAATGATGGAGTTGAAGGTCACAGTAATAACTTAGGGACTATTAAGCCAAAAGGAAGTCTAGGAACCTGGGATAACAACAACACTAATTTCAGAGAGTTCACAGGAGCATATCAATTATACCTAGAGAAGCTGCTTAAGAGACATGCTAAGGCAGAGGTGGTTCTTCTTACTCCATTAAAAGCGTTTAGCGAGAACTCAGAGGCAGATATAAGTGCAGTAGTAGATAATTATGCAGACAGGGTAATTGAAATAGCGAAACTCTACGGACTTAAATATATTGATACAAGAGAGGTAGGATTTACAAACTTCAACCACCAATTATACTATTCAGATGGACTTCACCCTAATAAAGCTGGTCATAGAAAGTTAGCTAGATTTATTACAGAGAAGGTTTTAGAGTTTGGAGTAGTTTCAGGTGGAGGTGCTGCAGTAGATGGATATTCTAAAGCTCAAGTTGATAGCAAAATAGAGAATATCGTAATAGGAATAAACAACCTAGCAAAAGGAACAGCTACACCTATGTTTACACCTAACTCAGCTAAATCTGGAACAGCTCAAGTTTTATCAGATGCTACGGGTTACTTTGTTAGATATACACCAGCTTCAGATACACCAGTTGGAGTTTACGGATTCAATATGGGTAATTTAGAGAAGATACCAGATACTAACAAAGGTGGTTACTCTATATCAATGGACTTTAGACACTCTCACACAAGCAGCATAACAATCTGGGGTCAAAATGTACCACCTAATGTTTGGACTAGACTTAAGAGAGAGAATTGGACTAATGATACGGATTGGAGTGGATTTAATGCAAACGTACCAGGATTAGCTATAGATGTTAGAAAGTATAAGATCGAAAGAGGAACGAAAGCTACTGAATGGCAACCACATGTTTCTGAAATAAAATTAGGAGTAGATGATTATGTAATTGACAGCTGGTTCCCTTGGGGTAATGAGTTGGATATTTCAAGATTAGGAGCAACAGAGCCAGATATACAAACTGTACTAATCAGAAACATACCGAATATAGATAACATTTTGGAGGTTCAAGAGTTCACTGTAGTATACGATAACAACACTATAGTAAGAACAGCAAACCCTCAAGATGCACTAATTCAAAAGAACGGAGTAAACCACCTTAGATTACCAGAGAAGGCTGATGTGTTTTCTAGAAGAGGTGTTAATCCAAAGAGAGTATACATAAAAGCAATCCTCAAATAAAAGAATGATAGCAATAAGATCAAATAAAGAACTGTTTTTCGGTGAGGCTAAAGCGGGATTTATAAGAATGGAGATAGAAGAGATCATAAACAGACCCTCTACCCAAACTTATACCCTTAGAATTGTCGATACATGTTTTAAAGAGATAGAAGAAGAAGTAGAAGTTTGGAATGAGATTGAGGGAGTGATGAAAACAGAAAAGATTAAAGATGAGCGTATACAAGGACATAAAACTCGTTACGTTAGTTATTCTTATGATCAGGTTAAAATACTCGCTGAAGTTCTTAAACTAAATAAATCTAAATTCCCATCTGAAGTAGAGTACATTAACGAGCTTTTCAAATTAGGACTACTTATCGTTACGCAGAAAGAGTGTAAAGAAAGTTTAGCTGGATACGAAAACAAGGGGATGTATTTAAGTGAAGCAACCGATTGGGAGTTAGAGAAATAATCCAGACTCCTCCAAAAATAATATAATAAAATAACAGATAGGCATGCCGTTAAATAATTTTTCACACAACTACCGTCCATCGCCGACTCCACAACAACCTCCAGTACCACAACAGCCTCAGCAGCCAAATGTACCGGGGAGAGTGGATAACGACAATAAGGACTCAGTAGTTTCATTAAAGAACAATAGATTCCACCTTGATGAGTCTGTTATGATCGTCTACAACCCAACAAAAGATGATCTAGAAATAAAGGCAAGGACAGGGGGAGTACAAACTATAAGCCCTTCAGTTAATCTAGTAGCAGGTAAAGCTGACGTAGATCCAAGCAAAGAGGGTGTATATTATAAAAGAGTAGCAGATAAGGTAGAGGAAGTTTATGTAGTTAAGGAAGGAGTTATTTATACACTTCAGATTCCAACTACAGACAATAACACTCCACAGCCAGTTCCTACTCCTGAGCCAAATGTACCATCACCATCGCCCGTACCGCAACCACAACCAACAGAAAAGAAAGAGGTAGAGCTTATTACTTCAGAGTCACAGGTTATTCTTGCTGATACTGGTGATAAGGTATATTTCCTACTAGATGCAGTTTCACATTCGATTAAGAAGATTATAGCTGTATTAGGCGGACATAGATTTGATCATACACTAGCTGCACCAGAACCACCAAAGGAGACAGTGTTTATAGTGAATAGTAAAGATGAAATCGACAGAGCTAAGGACGGTACATATTACGTTAAGAATGCACAGGGAGATTTGACCGAGATATATGTAGTAAAGAACACTCAGCTTATCACATTTAAACCATCAACAATAACTAACCAAAGAATCGGAACATGGAGTATATAGTTAGCGAATTACCAAGTGTACTAGAACCAAGCTCAACTTATTTTGTTCAGTTACCAGAAGCAGGGGTTTTCAATATGTATGTAACCGATTCAACAGGTAGGGGCATGCTACTAGGAACCATTGAAAGAGCTTATAAGGTAAAGAACAATTTGGGTCAACCTAGTAACGAACAAATTTTTAAAATAACGATTGACTTAGAAGAAGGAATAACAGAACTACCTGAAAAGTGGCTTCCTAATTTCCGTTCTATAAACCCAATCAACTACACAAATATCAAATTACCAAACTCACTAGTAAATCTTAAAGACTACTCACTTGAAGGATACCCACTTACTAGATTCGAATTTCCAAATACATGGGCACAAGAAACTAGAACTTACGGGAAATACTTATTCAAAGGGTCAGCGATTTCAGAAATACCTAGAGAGTTAGAAGGTAAACTTACAGAGGGAATGTTCATGGATAGTAAGGTGAGAATGATCCCTGCTAACACAACAGATTTCCCTAAGAATGTATTTAAAGGAGCTGAGATTACTGAAATTAGAGATGTAGCAGGAAGTTGGCATCCAGGAAGTGTGTCTCTACATCAAGGGTCATTCCATGGTAAATTCCCAGTAACAAGTATTCAAAGTGAGATTTCTATAGCAAGTTGGGAGGGAGGTTCTATTTATGCAGATATTGATACATTTGACTTAAATAGATACTCTTCACTAAACCCATCTTCACAGGCTATTTCACCGTTTGTATCAGGAAGTAAAATTAAGAGATATGTTACAAGTACTATTTCTAACTCTTACACAGATGAACAAACAAAAGGGGCAGAGATTGAATTACTAGATCTTAGCGGTTCTCATTCAATTAACTTAGAGAATGCTCAGACTAAACCAGCTCTACAAAACGTTAAGAAGGTTAAATTCCCGACTACAATGACAGAGTATCCAGACTTTAGTTCAGTAGCGAATTTTAACTCAGGAATTATTTATGATGTTGAGAAGAGTGATTTAGAGAGAATTACAAAGATAGATACTAATAACGGTAGATTTGATTTTACAGGAAGCTTAGAATTGCCATCTACATTCCCAGGAGTTAGTATAGGGAATTACGGTAAAATCACAGAGCTTACAGTAACTAATAAGTCTCAAGTAGAAAAGATGTTCATGTACTCAAGTGATACTGTAATAAACGAACTTCCACTAGAGAATATTAATGTTAAAACTACAGGGACTACTACATCAAGTGCGGATATTTTATTACTCCAAACTACTACTTATAAATTAACAACTCCAAATGAACTTACGAGAAAGATTAAGAAGCTTACCGGAACAGTTAATTTAAGTAAAGATACAATTCCAAGTCAATTATTTACAGAAGATCTTTCAAGTCACTCACTAGATGAATCGATTAATATAGATGGACTTAAGTTTATAGTTAAAGACAATAGTCCAGCTGCAGGTTCAGTAGATAGATTGATAGAGTTCTTCCAAAGAGATAGTAATGTAGGTAAACTATTAGATGCTAGTGAAACGGGAGGTAAGATAGTTTTTGGTGCAGGAGGCTCATTCTATAATCTACCTAACCCTACTATTACAGATAAGCTTCTTAAGGAAATCAATGAGTCTACTACAATCACTAGGGTTGAAATATTCCCTCAATCTTCCGACAGCAGTGATTTGCATTACCAATATTCCGTAATCGCAGGACTCTTAGAAGGTGTAAAATACGCTAATTTATCCCTCGCAACCACTGGAGAATTTAGAGGAAGAGGAGTTGATTCTAACCAGGGAGGAAGTCTTCTATCTAAAGCAGCGGAGGCTAATTACAACGCAGGAAAACTGAAACTTCACTTACCTGACTACACAATAACTTATAATCAACTTAAGAACTTTACTACATTATTCCATAAGGGAGAAGTATCTAGTAGTACGGATTTAACTATCACAGCAGGTAGAATGTTTGCTAAAGAATCTACTGACGGATCTAAGAATAACCTTATGCCGATTAGTAGTATTAGTATTGCCTTGCCTAATTATGTGGGAATTGAAAACTTATCACTTAAGGAAGATGAAGATTGGAGTGGGTTAACTAGAATAGAAGTAACCGCAGGGAATAGCTCAGATTTTACTGGATTGTTTAATTATATAAATTCTGCTCCAGCTAATCTTAATTCTATCACACTTCAAATTGATACAACTAAACAAGATCACTATGGAGATAACAATGCTGAGCTAAAAGTTAAACTACCAGCTTGGGTTACTTCCGATAAGATTGAGGATATTGGATTTACAGGATCAACACCTAAGGGTAAAATGGAGCTTACTCTAGAATATCCAGGAGTGCTTGAATTCTCTAAGTTTAAGTTCAAGGAAAATCAAAATGACGTAATTAAAGTTCCAGCTGACCAAGTTGAGAATTATAAAGCTGCTTCAGGATGGTCTACGATGGCTAACAAAATACAAGTAATCTAAAATGATAAAGAGATTAATAAGTGGACCAATAGCTTTACTTGCATCTATGATTATAGCTACAATACTTTTACCTGTAGGATTCATTTACACTATAGGGAAGTATGCTAAGGAATGTAAAGTTAATCCGTTTCTAACCATGCTTAAGAACTTTGGACTCAGTATACTTTTCGTGATATCTTATTTATGCATGAGAGTAGCTGTAGCCATAGACATCTTAGGTAATGTAATAGCAGGGGAATTCCTAGAAGACTTTATAACCTCTAAGGAAGACACCCTATTTTCAAAACCCGACATCACTATCTCATCTTCAACAGGTGCTTTAGAGGTAGAGGGAGAATTGAATAAGACTGGTAATTGGTTCTCTAAAATATTAAGTAAAGTTCTAGGTGAAGATAACCACGCTATACTCTCTTACGCTCACTATTTAGAGTCAAAGAAGTTAGATGCTAGAATTGAAAACTTAACTAGAGAAGAACTGATAGAACTGGTTAAAAATTTGAAAAACGAAAATTAAACCCAGGAGTACAATGAGACGAAAGATTTTATTCAGAGGTAGTAAGTACTTCGCAGAGATGATCGATAATACTAAGAAATCAGACGGAGGTAATATCACGATCAAAACACTAGAGGGTAGAGTCGAAGCTGAGGGACTTAAGTATTTTAATTGGTACTTTGATGGGAATCTTTCAGTAATAGAGTATAACGGTCTTCCTAAACTTTATAAAGAGGGAATACCACACCAAATGACTCTAGAACTCTGGGATAGTAAATTAGCTAAGGTAACCGACCCGAGAGAGGCTTTAGATGTATTCTTAGGTTATTCTCCAACACGTGAGCCAGAAGGATTAAATGCACGTTACGAGGATAGACAAAGACTCATCAGACAGCTTGACAAGGGTATGGACTTAGAAGATATTAAAGCTGACAATATAGAAAGGGAGAAAAAAGAGGAAGAAGCTAAGGCAATGGAGGAACAACAGCAACAAGGTCCGCCACCAGGAGAAGAGGGTTATCCGCCAGAAGAAGAATATCAAGAAGAAGGAGGAGAACCAATGCCGCCACAGGGAGAGGGAGAGGAACAGCCGTCAGAAGGAGAAGAGACAAGACCACAATCATTATATTTGAAAAGGGTCGACAGCATAGGAGATGGCAGAGAACTTTTCGAGTATCCAGACGGGGCACAAATCATACTAGGGCCAGAGACATTTGTTCCAGTTGTAAATTATAATAACCAATCCTCAAATATAAAACCTAATCATAACAGCTTAATTAAAGAACTCAGAAAAATCTATAAGGATGCAGACTTCACTTTCACGAGCTTGTTTGACATTAATGCAATAGAGGTAAGAGGAGAGTCTGTAGCAGATTATCAAGAGGAAATTTTAGAAACAATAGAGGAACTAGATCCAGGTTTAGAACCATACGTATCGACGTTATTAACAGATACACTGGTTATTAGACTTACAAACGATGTTATAGAATTCTAAAGTTAAACAATAAAGTGACAGCAGGGGTTCGCCCCTCGTTGTCCAATATGTAAATGAATAGAGCTTATGGGAATATCAAACCACCCAGCAAGAAGTAAGAAGCCCGAAGACGAGCATTTAACAGATGAAGAACTAAGGTCTAAATATGGAGGATGGCTAAACGACCCTTTCTCTAACGATGATGTAACAGATGAGATGAAAGCATTAGCTAAGATACTCGGTTACAGAAAACTACCACCTAAGATTAGCACTTATTTAATGGATAATGACTACTTAGGGCTTAAAGAAACAGGGATGTCAGGTAAGGCTTTATACCCAGCGTGGATGCCAGTACTTGAAGATATATTCCCAACAAGATTACACATTGGACACCCCATAGTTACACTTTCATGTGCCTTAGGTTGCGGGAAGTCTACGGTTTCAACTATTATGATGTCGTATGTAGAGTGTAGAATAAACCACCTAGACAACCAAGATTTTATAAGGGGGATGACGGGTAAGGAGATGGTTATGGGTCTGGTTCACACAAAGATGGAGAAAACGATATCCGACTTTAAAGAACCACTAGCAACTATCAAAGAACAATCACCTTACTGGAAATCTGGAATGGTATCGCACAATATACTAGATTATAAGATTGGTGGGGAGAGAAACATTAAATCAATTCTAGGGGGTGACCTTATTTGTGCGGTACTTTCGGAGGTAAACTTCTGGGATAACTACGCTAGAGCTAAAGGTGCCATTGAATCACTAATAGGAAGGGTTACCGGGCGTTTTGGTCATGTTAGAAAATACTTCACTTTAATTGTACTCGACTCATCACCATCAGAATCAGGAGTATCAGTAGTTAACGACTTTCTATCTACAAACCCTGATATTTATAATGTAGAGATGAGTGAGTGGAAAGCTAAAGAGCACTTACCAGGGAGATACTTTGTTGAGGGGGAGTTTTATGTTTACTGCGGAGACCAGATGAATGATCCTTTTGTGTTTCCAGATAGCTTTAAACCGGAGAACCTTGACCCTAAATTCGATAAAGATAAAGTCATAAGAGTACCTGAAGAGCTTAGAGTGCCTTTCATGAATAACACTGCAAAAGCTTTAAGAGACCACGCAGGAGTTACACATGAACTAGGAGGAGGGTATTTCTTTAAGGACAAATCTAAGTTATCTCAAGTATTCAACCTCCCGCATTTAAATAAAGATGTAATAGAGGTGGATTTTTATGATAATGAGGACAGGATATATTCACAACTTGACACCTCATTATCTAGAATACCAAAAAATAAAGTAGTATATGTAGGACTCGACTTAGCAACTTCAAACGACTTAGCGGGTATAGCGATTGGATATTTTGACGAGTATATTTATCCTTTCCCTAATAACCCTAAGATGAAAGAGCCTACATTTATAATTAATACAGTATGCGGGATAGGAAGAAAGCCAGGACAGGAAACTTCACTCGCTAAGATAAAAGACCTCATAATGGAGCTAAATAAGAACTATGAGATTGGAGGAGTAAGTTGTGACCAGTTTCAAAGTAAGCTATTAATGCAGGAGTTAGAACACCTAAAAATACCGACAAAATACATTTCACTAGATAGAACAGATGTAGGGTATAACAACTTAAAGAACATGATATATACAAGCAGAGTTAAGATACCTAGTTCGAAATGGCTTAAGAATGAATTAACTTACTTACAATACATAGACGGTAAGATAGATCACATTTCTAACGCTAATTCCGGAGGTTCAACTGTTGCAGGAGGAGGTAAATTTAGTAAAGACCTTGCTGATGCTGTTGCTTCCTGTTTGCTTAATATGTCAGAGGATCTTGAACACGCAGCATCACTCTCCCTAAAATCATCCATGGGCAGACAGATAGACATGCTTCAAGGGTTATATACAAAAGAGTCGGTTATGGATGATAAAGCTAGAGCAGCACAAATAAGTATAATGCAGAATATATTTTAGAGATATGATAGAAGTAACAATTAAAGCTAAGAGAGATAGTGGATTTAAACTACACTCTAGAAGCTTCACAAAGGTATTCTCTAATGATGATAATTCCGTACAATACACTTTTAGGATAGATGATAACAACAAAGAAGAAACGGTTAGAATGCTTTCCGATTCACTTGGGTTAGACTTCCATCCAAAGAAAGAGTGTATGGTGATATTACATGACGAGATTGCCGATTCACCAGATGACGTCAAAGATAGTTACAATAGATTGATGTCAAAATTAGAGGAATACGGATATTGATATGGAGTTCAAAAAATACACAGACGAAGAGATAACCGAGCTTTTAGATAGCGGAGAAGCAAAGGTTGAAGACAGGAGATTTTCCTCTAATGTAGACTCTGAGACTGAAATGAGAAAAATCCTTAAGAGTGAAGACTTTGGAGACAACGAAGCTGAGACAAGGGAATTTGCTAGTGTAAACCTTAACATGAAAGCTATTATCGGATATATGAGCATGGACATTAAGAATCAATTTAGGTTCCTCATGATGTCTGTTAGAAAGTATGTTCGAAGCTTAAAACCAGATACAGCACAGAATGAAATTAATACAGTTGTCACTTATGTTTCTTCAGAGTTAACAAGGATGATAATGCTCGCTAAGAGTCAGATGTCACATTCAGGGGGGAATTTAAATACTATTCTAGGACTTTCGAGAGCGGGTTCAGGAGAGATCACTAGAATAGGTATGCAACTTTCAAAATTAATCAATAAAGCTAATCACGGAGCTAACGGAGTTCTACCACGAAACCTCCATTCTCAGATCCAACAATACTACACTTTACTAGTTAATGCGATACTTGAGAAATTAGGGATAGATAAGTTACAGAGAGGAGGAGGACAGCCTATAGTAAGTGGACAGCTACAAGATAGAGTTATTCTACAGTCTTTATTAGAGGGGGACAACTTACCAGAAGAGGATAATGCTATAGTGGTAATTGATGAACCGAAGAAACCAGCAAAAGTAGTAGGAATAGATGAGACTACAGAGTTTTACATTAACGACCTCGACAGTGATGATTTAGATATAGTAGAGGAGTTTATTGAAAATTTAGATGTAGGAGCCTATTCAATGGATTATGACAACGGGCTTCTTAAGGTATCATTCTTTGACGCTATGCCTGAGGAAAAGTTAAGCCTATTCAAAAGATTCGTAGAGGACAGTGAAAATTAAATAACAAATTAAGTAAAATATTAAAACAAACCATTATAATGAGTAAATACATGAAAAGATACTTCAGTGAGTTGAATGACGGTACGGTTATCATCCCAGCTGAAAATATCTCTGCAGATCAGTTAGAGGATATCATTGATGAGGCTGCAGACCAAGTAGAAGTAGAAACAGGATCAAGAGAGTTTGCTGCTTTATATAGAGATAACTTCGCAATGAGACTATTCTCTGAAATCGAAGAAAAAGCTAATTCAGGAGAGGAAGAAGAAGTAGATATCGATGCTGCTGCTGAAGATGCACTTGCTGATACTGCTGCTCAAGTTGAAGAGGCTGAAGCTGAAGAAACCAAAGCTCAATCTCTATACTTAGCTGGAATTGAAGCAGGTAGAAGAATGTTCGCTGAAGAATTAGAAGATATTGAAGGAGATATCGAAGAAGAAACAGAAGAGATCAAACAACAAGCTTACCTAGCAGGAATCAACGAAGGATATAGAATGTTCTCTGAAGACTTAGATGATGTTCTTGAAGGTGATGTTGAGGGAGATGATGAAGTAGAAGCTGTTGTTGTTCAATCTAAACTTGCTAACACTTACTGGAATGTATGGACTAGAACTTTCTCGGATGCTAAAGCTGAAGGTGCTTCTGATCAAGAGGCTGCTGCTGAGGCTACTGAAGAGGCTTCTCTAGCTACTGACATTGCTGATGAAACAAGTGAAGACGAAGAAGCTGAAACTAAAGTACAATCTTTGTTTAACGCTAACCCATACCTAGGAGCATTCGTAAGAGCGTTCTCTGAGGCTAAAGAAGAGGGAGCTAATGATGAAGAAGCTACAGTAGAGGCTGCAAAAGCTGCACTTGACGAAGCTGGAGTTCCTAATGCTGAAGTTGCTGATGAAGAAGTAGAGGCTGTTAAAGTTCAATCTTACATCAGAGCGTTTTCAGATGCAGGTCTTGAGTTTACAGGAGAAGATTTAGCTGACTTGGATCCAGAAATGGGTGCTCAAGCTTTGTTAGATTTCCACCAAGAGACTGAAGATAAAGGAGAGGAAATCGCAGCTAACGTAAACGAGTTGTTGGATGAAGAAGGGTTCACTATTAAGCCTAAATCTGACTTTTCTGGAGTAAACGATTTGATTTAATAATATAACAAAAATAAGATTAGAATACAGACATGAGATTCGGAATTAATACAAATACATCTGCTAGCTACTTTTCTGAGGTGAAGAGTAACAGCGATATTATGAGAAAGTTAGCTAGCTCTTCAATGGGCTCTAACGACCTTACACAAAGATTGGAGGCTTACCAAAAAGCTTTCTCTAACTTAGATGCACATACAAGAACATTCTCTGGAACAACAGGTTTAAACCAATTAGGAGGACTTTCTGGACTAGAGTTTGTTGATGTAACTGTTGCAGCTATGGTTAAATCTATCGTTGGGTTCATTGCAGTAGAAAGAGGTATGGAACAGCCTAGACAAATGTTGGCATTCCTAGATCTAGTTACTGTTGGAGATGATGAAAAACCAATCCCTGCTGATATTAGCGTTACAGGTTCTTTGGCTGGACAAACTAGACAAGGTAACCCTGAAGTTGTAGCTAGAAACATTGGTAGAGATATGGAGTACGATACAGTTTCTGGTCACTGGAAATCTAACGTTAACTCTGCTCAACACGTAGCTACTTTCGATGGTGCTGCTACTGACGAGATCTCTTACATGGATGCTAAAGGTGCGTTTGTACCAGGAAGCTTGGCTATCAACATTACAGAGTACGATCCAGCTACTAAAGTTGTAAAAGATACTTTCGTAATTACTGATAACGGTCAAGGAGAATTGTTAGCTCCTGCAGGTAGAGTTAAAGAAGGTTCAGTTAACTATAGAAACGGTGCTATCAAAGTTAAGTTGGGTGCTGCTATGACTACTAACCACAAATACTCAATTGAAGTAGCATACGACACTCCAAGAAAACAAATCAACAGAGTAAAAGATCAATTAGGTTACTATGAACTTACTGCGTTCCCTCAATCAATCGTGGCTGAGAACAACTTAGTATCTAACATCGTAGCTCAAAGATCTATGGGTATCGACTTGAAAGATGTTCTTAAGAGAAGAGTAATGGAAACTTACTTAAGACTTATCAACCAAACAGCGGTATCTGCTCTTAACAACTACAAAGGAAACACTATCAGCGTAGACTTGTCAGGTCACTCTGTTAAGCTTAATGGTATGGATCAGTTTATCTACTTGTTCCAACACGGGCTTACTCAAGTTGACACTGAATTAGCTACAAGATCATTTAAATCAGTTAGATCTTCTGCTTACGTTGTAGGTATTAGAGTTGCCGAGATATTCAAACAAGCTAAGATTACAGGTGCTTTCGTTGAGAATAAAGAATCTGCTTATGTTGAAGACTTGATTGGTTACTACAATGGTATTCCAGTTATTCAGTCTCTTCACGTTAAGCCATTCGAAGGATATGCTATTCACAAAACTGCTGATGGACTTATGGCTCCAATCGCTAGAGGTATCTTCTTACCAGTAAACGATTTGCCAGAAGTGGGTAACTTTAACAACCCTACTCAGTCTGCTTCAGGAATCTTCTCTTATGAGGGTGTTAAATTCTTGACTAGCGACTTAGTACAGAAATTCTCAGTTACAGTTCCAGCTGGATTCAACACTATCGCAACTACAGCTCAAAAAGCTCAGTTACAAGGTGGATCTGGAACTTGGCAAGAGGCTATCTACGGACAATAAGAATAAGTTTAGTAGAAATAGAAAGGGTAAGGATAGGGGTAAAACCTTGTCCCTACTCTAACAGAAAATGAATTTATAATTATGAGTGCAATCAGAACTTTCGCAAACCTAGTTTTTGGTTCTACTCCGAACATGACTTCTTGGGGCGCTAGACAGGGATCTCCTTATGCTCCAGTACAGTCAAATATCATCTCTCCAGGGAGCTTAAACTCTACTGTAGGGGGTGGGGTAGATGCTAACAAGATATACTCGATAGTTGGGACGTCACTCACACGATATTTAGAAAGGATAGATGAACTTACGTCTTACCTGGAGTTTCACATAACCAAAACCTCTATTGATGTAATTAAGGACGCATTGATGGAGCTTATTATAACGGATAACCCAAATATTATTTCACTACCAGATGACCCAGAAGCAGAAGCTGATATCAATAGAATTCTTAACGAGATGCAGCTTATAAAACATATTACATCGGACATCTCAGAGTTGATTTATTATGGAAGTTATAGTTATGCAATGGAGCTTACGGATGATAATAAGTCTTGTAAGTTAAGGTATTTAAAGAATCCGACAAAGGTAATTTCAACATGGAAGGATAGTAAACTCGATTCATACTTCACCTACGATATGGCTGGAGAGATGCATGAGTTCAACAAGAATGAGATCTTTTCAATTTCTACCTACGATTATAAGCTTGAGTTTGACGATAATATTTCCTCAGATAGACTTAAACAGTTAAATGCAGAGATAGAAGGGGAAGAATCAAAAACTCGCCTCAATATAGCTAAGGAGAAGGAGAAAAAGAGAATAACCTCCTACGATAAACGATACCTTGCTGGGACACCTTTATTTGGATACATTACAGGAAAGATTAAGGAGTATATATTAAAAGACTACCTATTATCCATTCTATCTATCAAAGACCTTATTCAACCTATTATCTTACTCGTGGGACTTGAGAAGACAACAGCTTTAGAGGAGGGTGTAGACTTAACTCAAAAGGTAGAATCTCTCATAAACAAGAACTTAGACATGTCATTTATGGAGGCAAAGGGTTTATCAGTAAAGGAACTAGCCATGTCTCTAATTGATAATATACGAGTTCTCCCAGATTATGATAGTAAGCTTGCCGGAATGACTGACCTTAATTTAGACAAGATTTCCGAGAAGATAGATAGAATAAGAATGGACCAACAAACTATCAAAGAAGACTTAATTAACGCCATTGGATTACCACCAGATTTATTTGAAGGTAGGGCGTCTAGATGGGAGTCAATTAAGATGTCACAGAGGTTTGAAAGTAAAGTAAGCTATTATGTAGATATGATAAATAAGAGTGTCGTTCTACTAGCTGAAAATTTGTATGATAGATTAAAGTTAAGTAAAAAGCTGGATATTGAAGGGAAAATCACATCTAACTTAATGGATACAGATTCACTAGAATATACTAAGAAAGTCGCTAGAATGGATACCTTATCTGAATCAGTGAATAGAATAGCAGACTTAGCAAATATAGTTTCAGGATTAGAGCAGAACCAGTTAGTTGAAATTAAAGCTCTTAAGGAATATATTAAAGAAGGTGTTAAGAAGTTTAATGACCCTGCTATGGCTAAGATGATTAATCCAGATAAGAAACCAGTGATGGACGCATTCGGCAACCCGCTTCCTGATCCAGATGACCCAATAAGTGGTATGAATAATGGTATGATGGAAGACGGAGGGTATGGTCAACAGCCTTATTAAAATGATCAAGAAAAATGAGAAACAAATTTAGATACAATAAAGAAAACATAACATCTCGTCTATTCGCTCAAAACAAGAGAAGACCTAGTCACTACGATGATGAGGACGAAGATGAAGAAGATCACCATGGAGGAGGAATAGGTGTCGGAACTGCTATGGGACTTGGAGCTGGTGGACTTGCCCTAGCTAACCAAGGTCTTTCTGCTATGGGAACTATCCAAGGAGTAAGAGAACAAGCTGGAGGAATCAAAGGATGGTGGGATAAAAGAAAGAGAAGAAAAGCTGACTATAAGAAGTATGGCGGAGATGAGCATTTAATGGAGAAAAAGAGAGACCAAGCTTACCGTCTATCTAAAAATGCTAAAAACTCGGCTCAAGAAGCTGCTTTAAAACATAGAGAATCTGAAATAGCAGACTCACTAAACTATGCAAGAAAGAAGAACGCCTATAAGAACGAGATGGCAACTAAGAAGTCTTGGGTGGGAAAAGGAACTACTTGGGCTAAACATAATCCATGGCAAGCAGGTGCAGCAGTAGCAGGAACAGCCGCTTTAGCTGGAGGTGCTTACTATTTGTGGAAGAAACGTCAAGATAAGAAGAAAAGAGAAAAAGAAAGAAGAGAAAGAGAAGCTCAGACTAGACACCAAAGTAATATAACTAGTAGGATGTTTGGTATGCAGAATGCTAGGTTGGGAAAGGTCTTATCAGGTGTTGGTAGAAGTAATAAAGTAAATAGTTTTAAAAGATCGTTAATGAAAAACAGAATGACAAAGCGATCTAATATGAGAACACCTGCAGCTGGGCATAATTACACGATGACTTCTACTCCCAAAACTCAAACTCACAAACCTGCAAATATGACTTATAACGCAGGACACAATAACAGTTACTTTAATAATAGTCATTCATCATCTACACCAGCAGTTCAAGCTAATAGAGTAGGAAATACTAGCAGACATCAACAAACTGCAAATTCAGCTAGAACGTCAAATCGAGATGCTCAGAGAAGAATTGAAACTAACCACGATGCTTTCAAACTTCACGATGATAGAATGAATGCTAGAAAGGCTAAGGAAAGAAAAGCAGAGTTAAATTCTAGAAGGGAAGCTAAGCAAAACGACCAAGCTAGGAGAGATAAGGCGAATCAATTAGTTCACGAAAGAGATATAAATAGAAGACAATCAGAAATAGATGCTCTAGATAAGAAAACTCAAGAACTAAAGACTGCAGATAAAGGAGTTTGGAGTGACGATTTCAAAAGATCTAGAAAAGAACTTAGAAATAAGAGAATAGACCTACATAACGCTAAATACAAAGACAATAAATTAGGGGGTATTATGGCTAGAGCAGGGGGTCTTAAGAAGTTCGATAAATACGGAAACCTTAGATGGGGTAAAAAGAGAATGGCATTAGCTGGACTCGGAGCGTACGCGGCTTACAACATGATGAAGGATGACGATGATGATAAATAGGAGACGAAAATTAAATAATATAACAACACGACTTTTCGGACTTATAGGTAATTATCAAGCAGGACAAACCGTTTCAACTACAGGGAAAGAGGCTTTAGGAAATAAACTACCATCAACACAGGAGTTACTTAATGAATCTAAAGTTTACGTCCTTATTAGAAAAGATATAGATGGAAACTGGAAAACACCTAGAAGACTAAGAGGGGCATCTCCAAATGAGGTAATGAACCAAAGGAGAATGCTAGAGAATAAAGGAGAAAGAGTTCAGGTTAGAGGTCCTATGGATGAAGCTAAAGCCGAGACGATATATGATAGTTACAAGAGACAGTACGAGAATTCAAAGTGGAGATAGATATGAATAAAAACGATAATAAGATAGAGTCTGACAAGGAGTTTAAAGTTATGCTACACTCTAAGATGAAAGAGATACACGGAGATAAATATAATCCAGAAGTAACAGAGAGAGTAGCTAACGGACTAATTGAAAGATATAACGGAAACTATCCAGCTATGGTAAAGGCAGCGTTTAGTAATAGTGAGACCAGAACTCAATCTAAATTAACACTAAGAACTAAACTATTTGCTGATTCTCCTTCGCTAGGTAAATGGATGGCTGCTTCGATTGCTGTTGGAGTTGCTACCCCTATTATCACTCAATTAGGATTATATGCTCTGGATTTCTATTTAAATAAGCATAAGACTCTAAAAGATTTGAAGGAACAAGATACAGAAGAGGTTGTAAAAGACTTCCTTAGATCAAATAGAGGGGTTAGGGCTTCAGAGGATTCAATTAGAAATGCATCTGAGTCAATGAAGGATTTCTTACACTATCAGGTTAATAAAAAATATGCACCTTATAAGGATAAACAAGACATTTTGAACGACCAGATAGCAGGTAAGACTAACTATAAAATAAACCAGAGATATGTTAGGTAAAAAGACAAAACGAGAAATAGAAGATGAAATCTATGAACAACACCCTGATCTGGAAGTAATTAAGAGAGGAGGTAGTAGAACTGCTCGAGGATTAAAGAGTGTAGGTAAATATCTTATAATGAATGGTGCAGCTGGAATACCGATAGCTCTTGGAGTTAGAGGTCTACTTCCTTCAGCTATAGATACTAAGAGTAATTTTGAGGATAATATAAACGAACCTGTATTTAAGAAACTTCAAGAAAAAGCAGGTGATAATTACGGAGGTGAAGCTGGATTTTTCGATGGAACAGATGGAGGTGCATACTACAACCATTTGAATAATAAGGTCTATATAGGAAACCGTAGTGTTGGTGGAACTAATAGCAAAACATTGGCTCACGAGATGGGTCATTGGGATATTCATAATGGAAAGGGTATCGGGACAGCTATGCAGAAGATAAGAGTTAGTCCAGCCTATGCTATTTCATCCGGACTACTAACTTCAGGCAACTCTATCCATTCAGGAATCTCACTATCTAAAGACAAACTACTAGGTAAGAAATCCTCACTATTCAAAAGGTATAAAGCAGGTGGTGGAGCATTGTTAGCAGAACTTCCTACATTATGGAGTGAGGCTGATGCTAGTATTAGAGGTAGAAAGCTATATAAGGATTCTGGAGGAACTGATTTAGGTAAGTATAATAAACAGATGGCTTCGGCTTACGGAACCTACTTATTAGGAACTGCAGGAAAAGTAGCAGCTAACTGGATTCTCTCTAAATTAGTTAAGGAGTTAGGAATAAATAACTACTTGGCTAAGTCTGAAGTTGAGAAAGTGGCTTATCTAACTAAATTACTAAGCAAGGAACCTCAATATAAAGGAATGTCATCTAAGGAGCTTTACAAAATAGCTTACGACAGAATGAAAGTTTTAGATAAGGAACTTGCAGACGATAGAAAAGGTTGGAAGAGACTACTATTAAGATAAAACAAACATGATAGAAACAAGGAAACACTCAATTCTATCAACCACACTAACAGCTGGCCTTGGAGGAATGGCTGGGCGTATGGCTGGAGGATTTTTAGCTAAGTCTATAGAACAAATCCGAGCAGAAAACCCTAAGTGGACTGAAGAGCAGGTAAGAATGGAGCATAAGAGACTTCTAGAAAAAGCTAAAAGATACTCCTCTGCCTATGGATTTGCTCTTGGTACTGGTAATGATATACTTACTTCAGCTGCAGTTGGTGGCGTTGTAGGTAGATTTACTATGGGAAGCGAAGATAAGTTCTATGAAAGATTAAAAGCCTTAGACCCTACAATGACTCGAAGAAGAGCGTCCTTACTGTATGAGAAAGAGAAGGAAGATAGGGAAGCAGCGGCAGGAATTATCGCAGGAGCTGGAGCTTTGGTAGCTAAACATGGTTCTAATAAATATAAACAATATAAGGCGGAACAAGAAGCTAAGAAAAATCCACAACCAATACAAGAGCCTAAGAAGAAAGGATGGTTCTCTAAAATGTTTACTTCATACTTAGGAGCAGGGGCTGGAGCTATTGGAGGAAGATGGCTTGGTGGAAAAATGTCACAAAGTCTTGAAAGTATTAGATCAGAACACCCTACTTGGAGCGAAGAAGAGGTTAGAGCTGAGCAGAAGAGATTAAAGAAAAAGTTCAAGAGCAGAGGTATGGCTTATGGTGCCGCTATTGGATCTAAATCAAGAACCTTAGGGGGAGCTGCTTTAGGTGGAGTAATAGGAAGAATACCGTTTAAATCTAAGGAGAACTTTATAGAATCTAGAATGGCTTTAAATCCTAAACTTACAAGGAGAGAGGCTGAGCTAATGTGGGAAAGAAATCAAGATAGAAATGAGCAAAGAGGAGCAGCTATCGGTGCAGCCTTAGGGTTTGTAGGTGGTAGAGCTTACGATGCATTTAAAAAGAAGAAATAACTTAAAAATAGATATAAGATATGTCAATGATATTTAAAACAAGATTATTCGCTAAGAAAAAAGAGAATAAAAAAAGCGAGTCTAGCAAATCAGGTGAAAAGAAAGGTCTTTGGGGAAAAACTAAAGATGCAGGTAGATGGGTAGGAAAATTGCCATCTAAAGGAGCACACGCTGTTTACAATAAGACTGGTAAATGGGGTCTTACGGGAGCTGGAGCTTTGTTAGGAGCTGGAGCTGGTGCAGGAGTAGCAGGACTTACTCTTAGAGGCCTTAAAGGAAGATTGAGAGAGGCTCACCCAGACTGGTCAGAAGATCAAGTACAAAGAGAGTACGACAAAGTTAAGAAGAAAAGATTAGCTATCGGTGGAACTATTGGATTAGCTGCTGGTGGTGGTCTTGGATACTATAAAGGAAATCAATACTCTAAGAGAGCTGGAAAATAATAAATAAAGCTTATGGGATTGGTATTTAAAACAAAAGCTTTCTCTGCGGCGGGTAAAATAGGAGTTACTTCGGGACTTGTAGGTGCTGGCTTAGGTTCAGGTTTAGGGTATATCGGTGGTAGAATAGCAGGTAAAATAGCTACACCAGGAGAAGAAGAGTTCATAAGACAGTACTTGGAGCAAAATCCTGGAGCTAGTGAGTACGATGCTCTTAAAGCCTATAAAACTAGAAGAGGTAAATTCAATAAGTATGGAGCCTTGGCTGGAGCTGTTCTTGGAGGAGGTTATGCTGGATACAAAGGTTACAAGGGAGGTAAAATCTTGGATGATGCTGTATCCTCACTTAGAACTCAATCTGCAGTAGGAGCTTTAGCCGGAGGTGTTGTAGGAGCAGGAGCTGGATATTTAGGAGGTAAAATAGTAGGTAAAATGGTTACACCTAGTGAAGCTAACTTTATCAGAGACTATGTACACGAACATCCTGGAGCAACTGAAATGGACGGCTTAAGAGCGTATAGAAAAGAGAGAAATAAATATAAGAAATATGGAGCATTGGGATTAGGAGCCTTAAGCGCTGTGTCTGCTATTGCTCATAGTTTCAAGAACTAAAATACAACATTAACAAAATGGGATTAACATTTAAAACAAGATTATTCGCAGAAGAGGCTGCTGAGAAAAAAGGTATCTGGACTAAAACTAAAGATGCTGGAAAGTGGGTTGCTAACTTGCCATCTAGAGGGGCTCATAAAGTATACGACCTAGCTGAAGGAAAGAAAGCTGGAGCTGGTAAATATGCACTAGGAGCTGCTGGAGCATTGCTTGGTGGTGGTGTAGGAGCTGGAGTTGCTGGTATTACACTAAAAGGATTAAAAGGAAGACTTAAAGAAGCTCATCCTGATTGGTCTGATGAACAAGTACAAGCAGAATATAACAAAATTAAAAAGAAAAGATTAGCTATCGGTGCTATTAGTGGAGCTGTTCTTGGAGGAGCTGGAGCTGGATATAAAGGTTACAAGTACTCTAAGAGAGGTCAGGCTGGTGCTTAATCTTTTAAATAAACAGCGAGGGCTTGAAATATAGCTCTCCTAAGTTAATATGAATATGAGGATAGACAAACGAATTACTAAAAAGATACTAGGATCCTCAAGAGATAGCTTTAATAGAGGGCTTGATGATTGGAATTACGTTAATCGGGGCTTTTTGGACTCTGAAGTGGATGATCTCAGTAATTATAAAAAGAGTGTACTGATTGACGATAAAATAAATTACGCTAAGGATAAAGTTTTAAAGAGAGGAAATAATTTAGGTCTTATTGCTCGACACGGAACTAATATTGTAGCTGGTGGAGGTTTAGGTTATTTAGGTGGATTAGGTCTATCAAAAATAATACTGAAAAAGGATATCCACAGAAAGTTCTACAAAGACAGGAATCCAAGAGCCACTGATAAAACTATAGAAAAAGATTACCAGAGAAGACTTAAGAGAATCAAAACAGCTGGGGCATTAACTGGTATCGCCTTGGCCCATATAATAGATCCTGGTAAATACTTAGAGAAACGGATTCAAGATCATGCATCAAATAGAGCTTTTGAATTGGGAGAAGACTATAGAAATAATTATCGATATTCTGGTAACTTTTACGGGCATTAGAAAATAGAAAAACAAAATGGGATTAGTATTTAAAACAAGATATTTCTCAGCTGCAGATAAGGCTAGAGGATTAGTAGGGACATTAACTGGATCTGTTGGAGGTACAGCAGGCGGAGCCCTAGGTTTGGGAGCAGGATACATTGGAGGTAGAATAGCAGGTAAGATGATACATGGATCTAAAGAAGAGTTTGTTGAAAATTACTTAGCTAAACACCCAATGGCAACAAGAGAAGAAGCTGCTAGAGTATATAAAGAGAAAAGAGGTTCCGCTAAGAAATGGGGTACGCTAATTGGAGGAGTAGGTGGAGCTATTGGAGGTTATAATTACGTCAAAGGATCTACAGTTAGAGGTCTAGGTGGCGGTAAAAAGAAGTAAAAAAAAATAATGGGAATAGTTATAATTAAAAATAGACAAGACGCACAAGATTACCTCATAAATCAATTTGCGCCTACTGATTCTGATAATAGAGCTAGTAATGCATTGTTAGGAGCAGCCTTAGGAGGACTTGGAGGAGGTCTTTTAGGTACAGCAGTTAAGAAAAACGGTTTAGGTGCTGGTATTGGAGCGTTAGCTGGAGCAGGTTTAGGAGGATATTTAGCTTACAAGAAAATGCCAATCCCTTCAGCTGAGAGAAATAGAAATGTAGGTATTGCAGGAATTAAAGGTACTGGAGTTGTATACGTAGTTGGAAGCCATAAAGGAGGTCAACCATTCGTAGAGACTGTGGCTGATATTAGACAAGCAGAAGAATTAGCTAAACAATTAGGAAAAACTGGAGCAAAAGCTTTCGTAGTTACGCCTCAAGAATTAGCTATGAATCCAGAATATGCACACTTATATAGAAGCCCAGCTCAAGCACTTACAAATAGATTCGATGATAAAAATATATTCGTAGCCAAGTATTTAAGAGATAATCCACTAGCAAACAGAGCTGAGGCTGAAGCTGCATATAAGTTAAGCCTACAGGGAGAGACTCTAGAAGATCGTACTACCTATGTGAGAAACTTTTCAACAGAACGTGATCCACTTGCTCCTAAATATGGATGGGCGGATTATGATAACAAAATTACCACTAAAGCAATAAATAAACACTTAGAGGCGAATAAGGGTAAGGAAAGTTCTGTGAGTGTTGATAGTATGTCAAGAGCTGGAGGAGAGGCCTTAATTAAGTCTTACAAAACGGGTGGTACATTCGGCGGTGGAATACTTGGAGGTGTTGCCGGTGGAGGTCTTGGTTATTTAGCAGGAAAAGGTATAGCTGGACTTAAAAACAAAGACACTTACATCAAAGAGTACTTGTCTAAACACCCAGGAGCTAATCAAGCAGAGGCAGAAGCATCATACAAGAAAAGAGCATCTAATTTTAAGAAAGCAGGAGCAGGACTTGGAGCTGTAGCAGGTGCACTTGGTGGAGGATATTTGGGAAGAAAGAATGGTCAAAATATGGGTAAAATGAAAGCCCTACACCTTATGAGAAATATGAAGAAAGGTACAGTTAATATATCGTAATGAGTATGAATAAAATAAATAGTCACGAAGAAGCTAGAGAGTGGTTACTAAATAAGATCACACCTACTGAAAGACATAATAGAATAGGTCAAGCAGTAGCTCTAGGATTAGCTGGTGGAGCTTTAGGTGCTGGTGCTGGATATTTAGCTAAAAAGAGAGCTGGAACCGGCATGCTTATAGGTGGAGCTTTAGGAGCAATAGGTGGATATGCTATGAAACCTAGAATGACCACTGAAGATAATAGAAGAATAGCTCAAGGAACACTAGCAGGATTTAAAACTTTCCATGTTATAGCTACACTACCTTCAGGACAAATTTTCCACGAGACCTATAAGACTGCAGAAGATGCTAAAGCCATAGCTGGTAAACTTAAACAGAACGGAAATAAAGCTTATGTAGTTAGTTCTGATGAGTACGGGGCTAAGCAAGAAAATAGACAGTTTGGTTTATTCAAGTCAGATAGGGAGATATATGCTGGAGGAGTTAAATCTTGGGACGAAACAAATCAACACTTAGGCAAACTTAAAGATAAGCACTTAAATAACAAAGTAGCTCAAGCAATAATGAAAGATAAAGCTACTGCGGGAAGTGATGCTGTAATTAAGAGAAGACAAGATATAGGACAGAGTGTTGGAGTATTGGCAGGTACTGGAGCAGGAATCGGATTAGGACATCTTGCTGGTAAAGGTATAGCTGGACTTAAGAGTGAAGAGTCATATATCAAAGAATACCTATCTAAACATCCAGGAGCTAAAGAAAAAGATGCAAAAGAAGCTTACCAGAAAAGATTGGAGAAATTCAAAGCTGATGGTAGAGTGATTGGGGGTGTTGCAGGATTAACTCTAGGAGGTTACCTTGGTCAGAAATATGGGCATAAACAAGGACTTAAGAGAGCTGACGCACTAACTAAGGAATACAACAAGAAACCTTTCACATTTAAATAAACAGCGAGGGCTTGAAATATAGCTCTCCTAATCGTAATTGAAAAAAAAAACAATGAGAATTATACCTGATTTTAATAAATATAGTGAGGATTGGCAATATGATAATCCAGCCAACTTCAATGCTAATAATTCTAGAGATTTTGATAGATATTGGGAAGATAGGAAAGCTAATCACAATAAATACTTAGATGAATTAGCTAACAAAAAGCGTAGCAGGTCAATATCCATAGGTAAAGGGATAGGTGTTCTAGGAGGTGGATTAGTTGGAGGACTTACAGGTAACTTAATAGGTCGAAACAAATTCAATAACAAGAACCCTAAGGATAAGTTTATAGAGAAGTACTTGTATGAAAACCCGTTAGCTGGAAAGTTAGAGGCTGAATCTGCATATAATAAATTAAGAAAGAAAGCTCTTATTAAATCATCATTATTAGGTGCTGGATTAGGAGCAGGAGTGGGTTATATTGGTGGATCTCAGATAACAAAAGGAATATTCAATGACCGACTACAGAGAGCCCGAGAGTTAGGGGAGAAGTTAATATCTAATAGGAGGAATGAAATAATTAATAACATTGGATATTTTGGAGATAACTATAATTCGATAACAGTTCAAGATTCTACACTAGATGGTAAATTATATAAGAACGTATTCGCTAAGAAGATACTTGAAAATAATAAACCTACTGATATTAAAGAAGCTATAGGTCCAAATAAACAAATCACTAAGTTTAAGGAGAAGTTCAAAGACACAGTAAAACCTAAAGTAATAAAACCAAAGACCGCTAAACCCGTTGTTCTGGATGATGATGAGATTTTGGAGTCTAGTTTGGCGGATTTGATAGGTAAATTCAATGATCCAAATAAAAATAAAGGCAGAAGGAAACATTAAAATAAAAAAAATAATGATTGTAAGAAGTAAAGAGGATGCTGTTAAGTTATTACTAGATAGATTTACAGATAAAGATTCCGACTACCGTTTCAATAACGCTGTTAATGGTGCTGCTATAGGTGGCTTTCTAGGTGGTACTGGAGCCGCAATGATAAATAGAAATAAGAGAGATTCAGGAGCCCTAAAATATACAGGACTTGGTCTTTTAATTGGAGGATTAGGTGGATACTTGAAAGACCCTACAACTACCCTCAAACAAGGTCAAAAAGTAGCTATAGGAAGAATTAAATCAATGGGCGGAGCATATACAATAACTGACAGTGCTACAGGTAAGCCTGAAGTTGAGGAACATGATACTTTGGCGGAAGCCGAGGAGTTTGTTAGATATTTAAGAAGTCACGGAAGAAAAGCTTATATAGTAACTCCAGATGATTACGAACTACCGCTACAACTATAAAACAATATAAACAAGAGAGGGGGACTATAATAATCTCCTCCTAAATTAAAATGAATAAGATAAAATGGGAGAAGTACTATTGTTATCAGAGCTTAAGAGAAAAATAGACTTGAGGTCATCTCTTCTAATGCTACCTTCTGTGGATGAGTTATTGTCTATCGTAGGAACCCAGAATCCAGACGAACAGAGAGTAGAGCTGTATTCAGTGGCTTTAGAGAAGTGGCATTATCAAGTACCTCTCATCAGAATAAATAAAGTAAAAATTAATAACGACCCACATAAATTTATAAACACTTTTAATACATATGCTAGGAATCCGAATACTATGTGCATTTCAGATGTTGAACTTATACCGACTAGAGTATGGTCACTTAATGGTATTTTAGGTTCATCTCGTAATTGGATATATCAGGATGGTTTCTTATCAGGAGTTTCAGAGGGAGAATATCTAATGAATGCTACCTATATGAGACCTATGTATGTTAACTATTTACAACCAACCGGGGAATTAGATCCTAAGAGTTGTATTGGTTTTATTGAAGAAAGACATGTAAGTAAGTTTGTAGACGCTTGCCTTATGGAGACTTTACAATTTATATCTCAATTAAGGAAGAATTTTGAATACCCAGATGTACCTGTTCAGATGTTTAATGGTATAGATGAGGCTAGTTCAATGATACAGACGAGTTTAGATCAATTTTATATGGGATTAACACACGGGAAAATTTATGTTTAGGAAGCTTTATAAATGGGAAAACTTAAAAGATAAAGCCTTAGCTGATAAACTGAGAAACTACAAATACAACAAATCTGAGAACGGTGAGGAGTATGTAGATTATGACGGAAATGTATACCTAACTAAAGATGGAGCTCAGATGCCTTTTGTTGTAGTTCATGAGGGAAGACACCGAGAGAAAGCATTAAACGGAGACTTACTACACAATAAAACCTTAAACAAAATAAACAATAAATTAGAGGATATAGCACCTGCCTTAGCTTTTATGAATGGACTTAATGGTGGGAAAGCTTCTAAGACAGCTCTACAGAGAGTTCACTTAGCTACTCCAAGAACAATGAGAGAAGGGATAGTTAATTTTGAAAGTAGAAAGATATTACCTAAGAAGTTTCACGGAGATAGTTACACTTCAGATGCTTCTTATGCGGTCAATACTTTAGAAGAGATTAGAGATGATTTGAGAAGATACAACCAGGGTAAAGCTTTGAGAGGGCTACTAATTAAAAAGATATAGAAATGGGATTAATAATAGATACTAGACAGTTCGGTTTACTTTGGGATAGTGTAGCTGAACTTAAAAATACATCAAATGAACCACAATCAGTATCAGAAGCGTTCAGTGAAGTTGTTCTTGATTATGGGGTTTTTAAGATAATTCAGAAGACTATTGGGAATATCACAGCGGTTAAGGCACTACTAATGTTTGATAATATTTTGAACGTAAGCCTATTGTATAAAGCAAACCCAGAGTCAGGAAAAATTAGTTTAGTAAAAGATTCATGGTGGTTGGGAGATTCAGAAACAGCTCTACATGGACTTACTCCGGATAACTGGATTAGTGAATTTAAATCAGCAGGTTATTGGGATTATTTAAGTAAGTCAGAGGATGGTACTAGAGTTCTTAAGAATGTAAATAAGTTCTTCCAAAAAGATTACCAAAGAATACCGGAAATAATACTAAACGCAATAAAAAGCAATAATTAAGATGAAAATAGAAGTAAGATTGTTTCCTCTAGATACTCCTGCAGCTGATGGTTCTATTATACCTAAGCAGAGTTTTCTAGAGTACCAAAATACACCAAGATATAAGGAGAGAAAACAGAATAGAAACTTTTACGGAGGGAGTACACATTTAAATAGAAACCAATCCAGAAAAGAATCTACAGGAGGAGTTGTTGGAGAAGGAGATGAACTACTATACTCTGGAAACATCACTCACATTATAGACGATTACTTTATTAGGAGACACTCAGATGGAATTGAATACGTCCACGCTACAGCAGAAGTAATGGATGACCCTGAAGAGTATGAAGGAAAAAGTAAAGAGCTAATCAAAACACTTACACGATTGCTTAATAGAGGGGTTCAGCTTCCAGTATCAGTAGTTATCTCAGCAGTATGGAAAAATGATATAGCTGTTAGAATTAAGGATATTTTAGGATTTGACTTTACGCTTTCACCAGGTTATAATAAGGCGAGCATTGTTGATATTTCTTATGAGTAGTGATATTAAAGCTATTCTAATTGGCGTAGCGGCTAGTAAGATTTTAGACAGACTCACAAGAAAAGAAGAACCAGATAGATATAGATTTCAGATAAGGTTCGATAAGAGAGGTCATAATTACGTCTACCATATGCTTTTTAGAACACGAAAGAGAGCCCACGAGGTAGCGAAAGAATTATCTCAAAGAGTGGGTTACAGTAATGTAGTCGTTGAACAAATTGATTAGAACTTATGGGAATATTAATAGTTAAACATTTTAGCGACTATAGAGATGAACACGCTTACTATGGAAAAAGAGATGGTAAGAAGTGGGGAGCTATAGCGGGTGCTGGTGCTGGAGCTGCGATAGGGAGGAAACTTGGAGGTAAGTCAACTACAGGTCAAGCTATAGGAGCATTAGCAGGGGGAGTTATAGGTGGTGTTGGAGGTTTTGTAGCTGGAAGTAAGATAGGAAAGAAAATAGGTAGGAAACTGGGAAGAGGATCAGAGAAGAAGAGATTTGAAGTTACCTACACAGACCCACAAACAGGAATGGATAGACATAAGAGATTTGACTTCATACAAGAGGCTCAGATTTTCCATAGACAACATCCAGGGTCACACATTTCAGATCTTCACCATCAGCAAGGGCAATTCAATACACAGGAAGAAGAATGGTCATGATTTTAAATATAAGCGGAGCGGTTTGTTACAGAGCCCTCCCTAAACGTAAATGAATATGAGAAACACACTAGTAGTAAACGGATTAAAAATAACCACTTCACTCTCTTACATTAAGTTCATAGAGGCGGGAGTTACTCAAGTTGAAGAGGATATACCAAATTCAGTACTAGTTATTTTCTTCACCAAAGGAGCTAAAAACACTGAGTTACCTTTTGAAGTGATTATAGAGGAAGAGCTTAAGGAGTCAGACTTACTTTCAACTTATAATCCACAAAATAAAATAAACAACCTAAATATAAAGAAGCTGGTAGTTAATGAGTATATATTAAACCAGACTATTTTTACAGATTTAGACAAGAGTTATGCCCTTTATAATGAAGAGAGGTGTGACTTATTTATAAACCAGAATATAGAGTACAAAGATTACATAGCACTACTTAAATCAATACCTTTCTTAGAGATAACTGAAGGGGAAGATGACGTAGTACTCGCTAATATAACAAACTGCTTAATGGGTAGAAGGAGACTTAATTATATCTTCCCAAACCATAGAGCATTTAAGTACAAAGACACCTATACTAATTATGTTATAGATGAGCCTTTAGTTATGTATCAAGTTAAAAAGGTAGTTCTAGAGCAATTATATGATCATGGTTTCGAGTCCTTAAAGTTAGATGACCAGGATGAATTAGTAGAGGTTCCTGACGTACTAAGTTACTCTATTCAAAATGCCGATTATAACCCTATAGCTAAAAGAGTTACTCCACTACTAAAGAGACATACAGATGCAAACTTGTCTATAGAGTGGAAATTAAAATCAACAACTCTCTCTAAAGCTATGGATATAAAGAACCGGTATAGAAACTTAGAGATTATTTCCAACTTGACTTCTATTAATGTATTTGACTATAACAACAATCCATTTAAGGTAGCTATAGTTTGGGAAGATATATCAGGTCAATTAGGAGATAAAAGTGCGGTTACTGACGAGGAGAATAATTACTATCATCAGCTATACTTTAATTGTAGAGTCCACTTTGATATTATAATGGATAACTGCAAACCCTCTGATGTAGTAATCTCGAAAATAACCAATCTAGTAAAATTCAAGGAAGTAAACCTAAAAGAAATGAATGCTGTGGATAGCGATACCGTATTCAGTTTAAAGTATAAGGATTACGACCGCATAGTGAAAATATTAAGTAAACAACCAGAAACAAAAGAAATTCAATAATGAGCCAAGTGTTTGAACCATTTGTAGAGTCCAGAATTCAAGCTGCGACAACTACAGACACATCAGGATATCAGAACGGGAAGATAGTAGTAGCTGCTCCCTTAGTTTCTGACCACGGCCCTTACGGCATAACAATGATAAATAACCAAAGAGAACTCCTCAGAAAATATAGACCAGATGGAGCGAATTATTTGGTTTCAGATTTAGATAGTACATTCTTCCATATTTACGCTATGCTTGCTCACAGTTCAGTATTAGTATCAAGAGTAGGTAGTTCTATGGAGGAAGCAGTAACTAAAATGTATAATGCAGACCAAGGAGCGTTCAGTTATACAAAGCTTTTCGGAAATAAGATGGTAGTAGATTATAAAGGTTCTATTGCTGTTGGAGATAACGGGAAGTCTTATTTAGTAGATGGAAAAGATAGAATACTAGATACAATAGCTGCAGTTAAAGTAGGAGCAGTATCAGTTCAAAGTTTAGATTTCCAAGAGAAGATTAGCAAATTAATTAACGGATTAGAGGATTCATCAGTTTACCTTTACGGATATAAGTATGGAGAGAATAATGAACTAACTCTTTACCTAGCTTATAAGTACCATGCAAATGTAAACGAATTCATTAAAACTACACTAGGTCTTGCTAATACAGATGGACTACCTACAGCACCTAAGTTGACGATTGATGATAAATATAGATTGTTACTTAAGGCTACAGCTCCGGTAGGTTCAGCAATTACAAATACTACATCTACACCTCTTAAATTCTTAATTAACTCTATTGACCCAGCTAACAAGAGATTTATCGTAAAGGTTAATTCTCAGTTAGATTCAGGATCAGAGTTCACGATTGCAGATGTAACAAGAACTGAGGTTAAACTTGCTCCAGCTCTAGTAGGGGTAAGTGCAATAAGTAACGGACTAAAACTAGAAGGAGATCCACAGACAGATGAAAAAGTCCTTATAAGTAACCCCGATAGAGTATTCGCATTTTCAGATCCAGTTAGAGCAGAGTTTGAAAAATTAGGAGGAAATGCAGCACCAGTAGATGGAGAGAGAAGCGCAAAAGTACAGAGAGCTATTCTAGATTTATTGGAGTATGATGAAGGGTATAGAATTGACTTTGTATGGGATGCTGGAGAAGGTGAAGTTGGTCTACAGTCAGTAATGAACTCAGTAGCAGCAGAACTTAAAGCACTTGCACTACACTCAGTTAAAACTACAAACCATTCAACAGTAGATGCTATAGTAAATGAGTACAAGCAATCTAATTCATTCAACTCTTATAAACTAGCTCCATACATGAAATACAACTTTGGGATTAAGACACTAGAGCTTTCTCCTTGTATTGAGTACGTTGAAGCTATTGTAAGAAATAAGTCAGCTAATTCAGAGTTTGCACCGGTATTTGGAATCGTTAATGGTCAAGTATCTGTAGGTGAATTAGTAGCTCAATTTAAGAAGACTGACAGAGAGAAATTCTTAGCTGGACAAATAAACACCATCAAGTTCGATAAGTTTAGAGGTATATCTTCAATTAATGACTGTAGAACTGGAGAAGGTGGCCAGAGTTTGTTTAATGAAGAATGGATTGTAAGAATGGCTAATAGAATAGGTTGGGATTTAGACTTCCTTCTTGAGCAATTCTTAGGTAGATACGATGTTGAGAGTACAGCTTTTGACGTTAAGGCTACTATCGATTACTACATGAAAACTACTATTATGAATCAGACTTATGCACCTGAGAAATATGACGTTATAGTGGATAAATCTAATAATGTTTGGGGTGATGGTGAATTAATGGTAGAAGTAAATATATATGTTGGTAGAGCGCTTAGAAAGATTACGGTTGTATCTAAGATGCTTCCATTATCGACTCTAACAGCGAATTAACCAGCAGTGCTTTCATAATTGTTGTGATTTTTTTATTAAGTTCGTGTCGTAGGGGGATTTTGAATAGATCTCCCTCGGCCAACCCATAAATGAATGAAATATGAGTGAGACGATTAATAATGACTTTGTAAATAGAGCCCATGAAATGACAGGGAGGTTCTTCAAGATAATGTACAAGAGCTTTCCTTTTTATATGAAACTTTACGGGACTCTTTGCACAGTAGAACGCTTACTTAGAAATAAAGATAATAAAGACAGAATAAAGCTTCCTTCCAGAGACCAAATGATAAACCAGACTTATGGAAAGGTAGCTACACACGATGATTTGGATAGGGATTCTGAATGGCAAACTTTTACAGAAACCTTTATCATAAACAAGTCACACGCTCAGAAATACTACAATAACCAGAGTGACGAGGTGATGATTTACTTTAACCAAAATATACTTGACTTAGGAGATAAGGTGAGTTTTAATAGATTCGGAAAGACTTACTCCTTTATAGTGAATGATGTTACAGCTTATGAGGACGTTATTTTTGAGTATAGATTGATTGGAATAAAGGATCACGTCTCTAGTATGAATGAGCAGGAAATAAAGAAAGAAGATAAACTTGAACTACCAACAAATGAGCAGGGTACAGACACACCAACAGTTAATGTAGTTAGAGGCTTTAAAAATAGAAAATAATTATGTCGTTACTTAGTGATTTACAATTAGGCAAGGGGTATAGTGGAGCAAAAGATACTATAACCAAAATACTCTCACCTCTTAGACACCTTAGTGGAACTGTTGGAGATATAGGGAGAGCTGCACAAGCCTTAAAGATGTTGCCTAACCAGATAAGAACTAAATCAGACATGGTTCAAGTTAAGGCTACTCTTAGGGCTCTGAATCAAGTGTTAAAGAATAGTAAGATATCAGAGTTTTTAAATAAACTTGAGAATGCAGTAGGAAATTCGATAGTGGGGGTCTTTAATCCTTATATCGATACTAGAACAAAGGTAAAGGTCGAGTATGATAAGAATAAGGTAGTTCAAATTGTTAATGGGATTAGAGCTACAAGAGATGCTAGAGTTGCTGCTGAGGTTCAAAATATGTTAATCTCGGGTGCAGCATTCACAGATGTAGTAAAAATATTAGATAGAGTAAGGGAGAATGATCCTAAATGGGGACTGGGGAATATATTATCACTACTACCTCAGAATTTATTAGCTCAGTTTGCTCCCAAGTTTCTAAGTGCTTATAAGACTGCTGATGAGTTTTTAGGAATTTCAAAGGGGATACAGAATTTGGTAGAAGGGAAATCTTGGAATGGGGGGCCTAAAATGCCTAAGAAGAAACCAACAGCAGGGATAGCTAATAGTACGACTTGGAACTCAGCAACTAATGTGGACAAGTATAAAAGTATGCTAGAACAGGCTGGGATTGATGCTTCTAACTTAAAGACTGACTTCGATACTCCAGTTCCAGTAGATGCTTTAGGGTATGATCCGGACACTGACACATTTAAGAACCCTTTTACTGACGATGGAGATGTAGCACATAGCGTTAACTCTAGCAACCAGAAAGTATTAGATGCTACCATTAAAGATATAAACCCAGCTCCATTTGAAGGTTATTTTAGATCAAGATTAGGGAGACTGGAACTTGCATCAACTCACCTATGGGATGTACAAATAAAACCAATGGGAACAGGAGTGCCGGTACTTGAGATGAGGGATATAGATGTTCTTCCGATTACAAACTGGTCACTAGATGCAGGACAGACCTTATCAGATTCAATGGAGATGTTTGGGGGAAGTTCAATTACAATCCCTACAACCAAGAAGATAGATATGAGATTTGAGGCTACTTTTATAGAGGATTCAACTTATTCTGTAAAGGCGTGGCTCTCAAAGTATAAAAAGTTCATGTTCTATAAAAACCGAGTGAGACCTTATAAAGAGTGCTGCTCAATAATAGGGATATGGCTTCTTGATGTGGACTTAAAAGAGTTATACTATCAAGCTTACATAGGCTACCCAATAGATATGACTGAAGGTTTAGAAGGGGAATCATCACACTCTCCTATCAACAAAACTGTAACCTTCTCTATAGTAGGTCAATTAAGTTCTGATGAGTTCTATGAGCAGATTAGACGTAAAGGACACGGAAGACACTGGGATACAGATAAGCTTAATACAAGATACGTAACTAATTTCAACAAAGACAAGGTGGTATCTATATTAAAAGAGTCTGACCAATCTAAAGCATATACGAGACAGTTCCGGAAAAAGACTAACGATAAGGACGGAAATCCACAGACTGAAGATAAATTCAAACCAAAGCCTGTAGGTAAGAGTAAGAAAGGGGCTAAGTCAAGTACTAAGGGCAAGCAACCAGCTAAAAGGGCAACAACAAGCAAGCCAAAACCTAAAAAGAAGAAGTAATTAGATGAGTATAATAAAGATTAATTCAGTAGGTATAACTCCACCACAACAGCCAGAATTAGGAGTAGTAATAGGAGTTGTAGTTCCGTCTTCATCAGGCAGAGATTACCCTACAATTTACTTTGATTACGATACTTTTAAGAGGGAGTTTGATGATGGAGTAACGAGTTTAGCCAAGTATAAGTTTTTGTTTGAGAAGGGGTATCAAGTGGCAGCAGTAAGGGTAAATAAAGATGAGCCTAACTTTGCTACTTTAAGAATCTCAGACCCAGTTTACACAGACTTAATAGCTACTCACCCTCAATACTTAGATTCAATGCCTGTAGATCGAACTTTAAATAAGGATAAGGAGTTAGAGGAGGTTGAGATAAGAGACTTTACTAATGTGTTCAGGCTTAATTATGGAGATTTAACTAAACTAAACGCAGCTAAGGACTATATACTCATACCTTCCGGACTTAACCCAGAGAACGCTTCACTTACACTTTTAACTTTTGAGGATGGAATACATGGGATAACAGGAACAGAAGCTTTTGGACCTAATGTAGTAAGGACAGCAGTAAACATTCAAAATAAAACCACAGCTCAAATTAGAGAAGGAATTAAGAATGTTATTGAAGCTTACACCCAGTATAAAGTAATGCCGGGACAAGAAGAGGAGGACTTCGATATGTTCTATCAGTTTATATTTTCAGATGAGATAGAACAGTGGAACCTAACTCCAGGAACGATTGAGATTGATATAGACTACAACGATAAACTGGATGTTATAGCTAGTTATGCCTCTCCTTACAAAATAATGGACTTTGCATCTACTATCCCAGGAATCTTTGGAAATATGCTTAACATTCAGATTCAAGGATTTAATTGTAGGGTATATTATGATGATGAGCTTTTAGAGGATTATAACTTTTCATCCACAGAAGACTTATTCCTACAACTAAAAGAGAATTCACCTTACATATTACCAGTCCTTCATGATAGAGATAAGAATTTACCTGATGGGACTTACTTCTTTGATGGTGGATTTGTGGAAGCTGAAAAGATTACGGATGACTATTTAAGAGCTATAGAGTTATTTGGAGATGAGGACATAGATATAGATTTCTTAAGTTATGATGAGTTCTTTGACCCAGAGCTTAGAATCTTATCCATGCTACACCAAGTCTCTGTGGAAAATCAGTTCTTAGTTCTTTTAAACAGGGAAATAGCAAGGACTTATTCAAATACAACCAACATCTTTTATACTATAGGGACTTATGTTAGGAACGGAGTAGAACTGCCTACAAGTTACGCTTTCTTCGACAGACTAACAACAGATTATGCAGGAGTTATAAAAGAAAAGATATACATAGAAAAACAATACACAGAAGAGGAATATCAGAAGTTTAAAGAAATAGGGATGAACCACATTAGATACGATGGTTACAACTACTATATTTCCTATTACTACAGCACAATAAACGAGAACCCAGCTTACAGGTTTAGTATGAATAGGGTACAGAGAAAGTTTAGAAGGCTGCAACAATTTTTAGGAACAAAGAAAATAGAGCTTCACAGATATATCCAAAAGCTGACAACAGATCTAAGAGACGAGATATACTTAATAGATGACATTGTGCTTACTAGGTTTAACTATGATGACCGCATGGGTTCAGCAGAGATTCAACTAGAAGTAACTTTAAGTCAGATGATTAACGAGGTCTTGCTTTTAAATGTAGTAATTAATAGAAACTAAAAGAATAACAAAATAACGAGATGGCATTAGATTTTTTAAAGTATCAGAAAATTGCAGAGAACGGGAGAGAATTCCTTAGAACAGATATTTGGGAGTTTTCTTTTGTTGATAGACCTACCGGGGTTTACATGCCGCCAGATGAGAACCTATTGATTAGATGTACTGACTTCAATGTGTCAATAGATAACTCAATAGATAGAATGGAAGCTCAAATTAGAGGGTTCACTATCTACCAGCCAGTTACTTCTAATAAGGCAGATGGTTCGTTTTCCATGAGATTTATAGATAGAGAAGATATGTCAATTCAGTATATGTTTAACGACTGGGCTGACAAGATCATGGAGAAAGAAACTAAGAAGACTGGAAGAAAACTAGACTTAACTTGTACGGTAATGCTTAAACAGTATAACACTCACAGACAAGTTATCAAGACTCTAGTATTCTATAACGCCTTCCCGACAACTGCTTCAGAAATGGGGGAATCTAGTTTTGGACAGGATGCAACAACAAACGGTGGAGAGTATGACATAGAATTCCAGTTCGAGTACTATGAAAGACAAAGAAATAGTGTTCCAATTACTGACGGAACTGCTTCATAATTAGAATTTAAGAGTTAATACAGAGGGTACTTGATTGGGTGAGAGCTTAGTTGAGTGCCCTTTTATTTTTCAAAGCACAACAAATCATGTATATAAGCAATCAAGAACTACCCAGCAAAGGATTATTTTCAAGGGAAGGTGGAACAAATATAGAAATTAAACCACTAACCTTCAAACAACTGCTGGATTATATAGAAAATGTGGAGATAAACCCAATAGCTAAACTCAGAAAAGACCTTAATCTATTAGCCAGTACAGGAGTAGATTTGTATAAAGTGAGTCTGCTGGATATGGACTACCTAATCTTCATGCTAAAATCAATAACGATCTCAGATGACATAAAGTTTAATTCAAGTACTAAGTGTTATAGCTGTGATCAAATAACTCAATTCTCATTTAACTTATCTCAGATTCACTTTAAGGATTTTGATAGTGAGGAGAATAGGATCCCGAGTAAAATAAACATAGGGGGAGAGATGAGAAAAATTAGAGTTCCTTCGATAGGTGAATTTTTGTCAGTGTTAGATACGATATATAAATTCAACCCAGAGATAAAACTTGCACAAATTAAATTATACAGCCTCTTTGATGAATGGTTTGTGGATCCTACTAGAGTTCAGAACATGGTAGATAACGCAAGTAGAGAGAGTGCTGCTAACTTAATATATTTGGATGATAAGTGTTTTGGTAGAATAGAGCCGGTAGAGTGTAAGTGTGTAAATTGTGGTCAAGTACAGTTAACGAATATAGACGTACTAACCATAACTGAAAACTTCTTTACCGACTTTCTCAGGCACTTCCGACCTAATGAATCTCAAGTACTTTTTGAATAAGATAGCCAGGTACGATAACATAGAGGATTACCTTTATTCTACTTGTGTTAAATTCTACGAGGACTATAAGAAGAGATTAAAAGAATCTGATGGGGTGGATTTAAGTTACCCTCAATTCAAGATTAATATGTAAAATAGACTATGCTAAAAGGATTATTTGGAAAAGGAGCTCTTAAGGGATTTGGAAACTGGATTAAGAGTGCTCTCCCTAACGTCATTAAAGATACACTTATAGAAAGAGCTTTAGGTTCTCTCTTTGGTGGTGGAGGTGACTCAGGAGGAGGTGGCGGAGCAGAGATGCAAGCTACGATACAAGCAGGACCAGCCCAAGACCCTTCAGTTATGCGAAAAAGGTTAAGAGAAGTAAATGCTCAATACCTAAATACCAAGTCAGAGAGGGATAGAGAACTTAGAAAGCTAAACCTCGTTGAGACTAAGATAATGGCTAACAAACACACTAATGAGCCTTTTCCTAATGACAGTGATAGTTCTAATAGTGATAGTAATGTAGCTGAAATAGACATAAACCATGTAAATCCTCCATCAAACTCTCAAAGTAAAACAGGTTATGAAGATCAACTAAATGATGTAACTAACTTAAGTAATGCAGTAGGGGAGTTAAATGCGGCTAAGAATCAACAAAAAGCCTACAGCGACCCTGATGTAAACGGAGCTAGGATAAGTAAATTGGAATCTAAAGTTGATAAGTTAGACCAAGAATACAGATCCAAATACTTACTTAATAGAGGAGATAGACTTAAGAGTGCAGCTGCCGATATGATACCTGGAGTTAAACTTGGGTATAATGATGAAGCTACAGTCAGAGGGTTTAAGGTCATGAACAAAGAACTAGAACTCCTAAGAATCAAACAAGCTGAGACTATAGTAAACATGCAGGCTGCTCTTCAAAATCAAGGGTATGCTGGTGGAGCTGGTCGTGGTGGTTCTGGAGGAGGTGGAGGCGGAGGTGGCTTATTATCTGGTATCATGGGTTCTATAGTGTCCGGTTTAATGATGGAAGGAGCTATGACTCTAGGGGGAAAACTCTTGGAGAAAGCAGGCGTAACTGGATGGGCTAAGAATCAATGGACAAAACTTAAGAATGCTACAGGTCTCAATAAACTTATAGGTAAAGGAACTAAAGAGGCTGCTGAAGAATTAGGAGAAGAAGGAGCTAAGGCAGTTGCTAAAGGTACAGCTAAGGGAGTAACCTCTGCTGCAGCTAAAGGTACCGCTGAGGCTGTAGAACAATCCGTAAAACAAGCCGCTAAAGGAGTAGGAAGAACTGGAGCAAGGGAGGCGGCAGAGAAAGCTATTCAAAGTGGAGTTAAAACAGCTGTAGGGAGAAAAGTAGCAGGGAGAGTTACTAAAGAAGTTGCAGAAGAGGCTGTTGAGATTGCAGGTAAGAAAGTAGCTCAAGCAGGACTAAGATCAGCAGGTACTAAGATTATAGGAAAGATTGGTCAAAAGTTAGGTCTTGGAGTACTAGGTAGAATTGCTAAGAAGATTGCAGTTAAAGCTGGACAGAAGTTAGCAGTAATGGCAACAGGTCCTGTAGGTCTAGCGATTAACGTGGGTATGCTTGCTTATGATTTATGGTCTATAGGTTCTGGGATTATTGAGATTGAGATGATTATAGCTAGGTTCAAAGGTAATAAAATGGACAAGAGGTTATGGGCATCGCTAGTTAACAAGAACCTTACACCTGAATTAGTTAAAGAAAAAGAGTGGGGACCTGATGAACTTACATTGATTAGAGAGCTTCCCGATGTTATAAAAGAAGTCGATAAGAAAGAAGGGTATATGTTTATTATGTATATTGGGGTAGATGAGATTAAAGAGCTTACCAAACCAATAGACATGACAGCCCTTGATGATATAGATGACCAGATAAAGGCACATGAAGGGGGTGGAGATACGAGAGGATTCTTTACTAAGGTTGCTGATTTTGGAGTTAGATTATTTGCACCAGGGGAAATTACAGAGTCTCAACAGATAATGAATCATAAAAAGGCTCAAGCTCAAGGATTTAGTTCTACTTACTCTTCTGGATATAACCCTAACGCTCAACCACAAGGAGGGTACTATGATGGTTCTTTTGGAGGATTTAGTAATGTGACAGGTAATTTATTGTTTCCGGGAGCTGGTGGGAGTTATTCTTCTATACCAATTTCAAACGGAGATGGATACCAAGCAAATAGAAATACAATCTTAGCAGCCTCTCAAGCAGTAGGAGTTGACCCGGGATTAATGATGAGATTGGCAGCTTCAGAGTCAGGATTTAAACCATCAGTAAAACACGCTAAGGCTACAGCTGCAGGTTTATTCCAGTTTATTGATGCTACATGGAGGGCTCAGCTTAAGAAGTACGGACCTAAATTTGGAATACCACCTAATGCTCACCAATCAGATGCCAGAGCTAATGCCTTAATTGGTGCTCAGTTCGTAAAGGATAACCTAGAGAGAAGAAGTGCTAGAGAGGGATTACCGCCTTCACCTGCAATGGCTTACTTAGACCACTGGTTAGGAGAGGCTGGAGCTAATAGATTCTTCTCTAAACTTAAGACTTCACCGGGAGAGATTGTAACTAATGGAGCTCTTGTTGGAAATGAATTCACCTTAAACCAAGCACTAGCGAGAGAAGGAGGTAAAGGTAGAATTTTGTCTGTAGCTGAAACTTACCAAAACTTAGACCGAATACTAGATAAGAAAGGTAGAGATTTTGGAGTAGTAGAACCTCTTGGTGGGGGTGGTGGATTTGCTGGAATAGCTGGCATACCTAACCCGGCTAACTTTATTCAGACAGCTCTTAATTCAGCGGGACATTCACAACCTCAAATGGACAAGAGTGCGCATAAAGGATTCATAGCCAAAGCAGTTCAAGATATAGCTAATGTAGGAAACTTGGCGGCACAAAGAGCAGCTTCTGGAGGTAAATCTAAAGGAGTATCACCAAACTTAACAGGTGGGAATAATATGATTGCTTCTACTACGACTAATGTACATAAAACCACCGAAATCAACACTACCGTTAAACAGCAAGACAAGAATAATAAGAGTCTACAAAAAGGTCAGAGAGCAAATAAAACAGCTACTGCCTAAAAACAAACTAAATGCAAAAACTATTAATAATTATCCTCATTTCTATGTCAAGTATTTTAAACAAACTAGCCGCTTCTGATGCTTCAATCAAGAGAATGCAACAGGCAGCTCTTTCAAGTGAACCGGTAGAGTCTGCTGATTGGGAACAGGTTAGAGCTGAAGGAGACCAGGAGTTAGCTGATGCAGAATATAAATCTACACACCCTGAGGACTCTTTTGGTGCACCTATTGACGCTCATAAAACTTTCTGGGGACAAATGAGAGTTACTAGAGCGAAGATAGCTGCAATGTATATAGAATGGGATACAACAAATAAAGGGGCGTGGAAGAAATTGAAGTCGTTATATAAGATGTATGACAAAGCTACTTCAGTTAAATCCTCAGACCCCTTCCTACTAAAAATTGTCAAGTACTTATACGCTATTCCAATTGTAGGGACTGAGATTCTTATGTTTGGAGCGGAGAAACTTTGGGATATGGCTAAGACTGGAGTTAGTGAAGGTTTCGGTTTACTTAAAGGGGCGTATAATGAGCTTTCAGGATTTCTTACTACAGCTAAAACAGTTCATGAAGTTAGAGAGAAGAAAGCGCTAGTAGGAGAAGCGATGTCAGATCTAGATAAACTAAAAGTACCACAAGTGCCTGACCCTATTGTACCTGGAGAGTTAGGATTAGCTAAGCAGGTTAAAGTAGAGCAGAAGGCAGATCCAGAAGCTGAGGCGTTAGAGAAGAGATATAAAGAATTAGAAAAAGAAAAGGGATTAAACGAAAAGAGTAAGAAACAATATAGAACTACACAGGAACAGAAACTAGCAGAGGAAACTGATGAGACTTACGAGACAATCTACAAAAACCTCATGAAAGTAAGAAATGCAGACTGGAAGAAGAGTATCTCAAGTATAGGAGCAGATGAAGCCAGATATTCAGATGTGGAGACTTTAAAGAATCTTCCGGGAGTTGTACAAGACTTACCTAAAGAAGAGGCTATGAAGGTCATTAAGAAGTATCCAATGGCTTTCTATAGTACTTTCAACACTAACTACAACCTTACCGATAAAAAGATGAAAGTTACGGTTAAGAAGTTAGATGAATGGAAAGAGAAAGATTTAAAGGATCCAATTCTAAGGGCAGCTATGAGACAAACAACTAGACACGAAATACTCTCTAAGATGGACTTTGGGGTACAACCTACACTAAATCCTATGCAAGCTCAGATGGGTATAGATAATGTTCAGTTTTCTCAAGGTGCTGCTGTAGATATAAATTCACCAGGTTTTCAAAAGAGTATAGTCGGAGGTGCTAGGATAGATGGATTACAGCCTGATTTATTGAATTTCCACAAAGAACTGTTATCCTATGTACCTGAGGCTAAGATTACTTCTGCTTATAGACCTGGTTCAATTACTAAGGGAGGTAAGCTTTCTAGACACGGTTCAGGAGAGGCGATAGACTATGGGGTAAATTCAAATTCAGATACAGGAGTTAGGGAGTTTTTATATTCATCTCAAGGACAGTCACTTCTTAGGAAATACGGACTAAACTTTATTGATGAGACTATCCCTGCCGTTAATGCTGCTACCGTAAAGAGTGCTTCTGGAGCGTATCACATAGGTAAAGATAGTTCAGCTGCAAATAATAGATTAAACTACATCAACCTTGACCCTAGATTCGGACCTAAGAAACCTGTAGCTATATCTAGAAACTATGCACCACAGACTTATCAGCCACCTATGCAGCAAGGACAGTATATACCAATTAATACAGTTACTCAAACCAATTCTTATAAAACACAAACAAGTTACCGATAATTATGGCAGATGTATACAATCCGGGAAAGAGAGTTAATAGCCGGGTAGGGGAAAGAACAATGATTAAGGGGAAAGTTACCTGGTTCTGGGACTCTCTTATGAATCAAGACCACCTCACTGTAAGAATAGCTAAGCACCAAGATGTAATGGGGAATAAGCCTAACCCACTATTAACTCATACAGGAGCAGGTAGTAACGGGATAGAGCTTCTTAGAGGATTCTTAACTAGGGACATTACTTTCTCAGCTACTAACGAATGGGGAGAGGCTAAAGATAGTATTAAGGACACTGTAGCTTCTCAGACAAGTATCGATACGGGAGCTTTAGGTAATGACAATGGTTGGGTTGAATCAGCTGTTAGAGGTCTTGGGGGTATGGCTAAGAGTTTCTTCGGGATGGTAGGGATGGATAAGACCGCTGAAAATATAGACAATGCAATGCGGGAGGAATTAAAAGCCCTTAGTTACAAGTTAGTTAATTATGCAGAAGCAGCTAAGACATACCAAGGAACCGCTGTAAACTTTCCAAATACCCTATCCGTTTTAATAATTGCAGATAAGTACGGGAAAGATCCTAGAGCAGCTATTCATAACGTTCTCGGCGATTTCTTAGGTGTACCTGTAGCGAGTTTAACTAAAGAGATTGAGAATACTGCGGTTAAGAAATTAGAGGTTAATGGAGCCTTAAAAGCAGATCCTTCATGGCCTTCCGGTGCTCAAGAATACTGGAACTTAAAGATGGAGGAGAGACGGTTGAGAGCTAGTTTGGAGCAGGTGAAGAGTAACTTAAAATACCTAGAAGATCCTACAAATATTCAACTTCAAAGAACGCAGGCAGTACAAGGAGGTGATCCAGACCAAGATAATACTCAAGCTATCGCCAATGCTAAAAGATCTATTGAAGACTACACTAAAAAATTAAACGAAAACCTAAAGAAACAGAAAGACTCAAAAGTTAGTGCTGGAGATATAAAGATTGTAGAGGCTAAGCTGAATGTAAAAGTTAAAGGTGAGAATACTGGGGATAATGTAACAACAGATGGAGTAGCAAATTCAATAGCAGGTAAAGTACTAGATTTAATAGGAACAACCAAAAACCTGCTAACTCAAGGAAACTGGGAATTTATGGGCCCTCCAGGTGGTTACTTATATGATCCAGAGGCTACAAGAAACAACAAGTCTCACCCTGGAACTATTACCTTATTTATCTCTAATCACATGGTCGTTCATAACCTCTTAGTTTCAAATGTGGATATCGATATTTCTCAGTTTGTTACAGTTGAAGGTTATCCTCTTTGGGTTAGAGCAGATATATCCTTTGTTCCTGCTTCACTATTTACTTCAAGAGATATAGCAAGATCATTAGGAGGTAGTGGTAGAATATATGGACTTTGGGATGAATCTTTGGCTAATGCAGATGCTTCTAATAAAGGGGGAACTAAGCAATATATGTCAACCTTTAAAGCAGTGAGATTATGGGAAGCTGAACCTAATGTAAGAAGAGATGGACATAATGAGAAAGATGAGAACCAGAGATTTGCTAACTTGGGGTTCGATCCTAAAGGTAAAAAAGAGGGAGTATTCTCAAATTGGTCAGTAAAGAAAAACCCAGACAACCAGAATTATAGAGTTGTGATAGTTAATGAGGAGAAGGAGAGAGTTAATAAGGAAATATCTAAAGCTGAGACCAAACTAAAGAATGACTCAAAAGGTTATAATATAGATTCAAGTCAAAACTCATCAACCTTTAGAGCGGCACTAGATAGAAGTTCAGATGTAACTAAAAATGCTATGGAGGCTATTAACAGTGCACAGCGTTCTAATCCAGGTTTCAAGAGTCTAAATCAAAATCAAATGAAAGGGTTTATGGATAAGTTTAAATTAAAGAGAACTGCACTAGAGGCTCCTTTGTATAACTTCTTAGGTCAAAAACAAAACTAAACATATGGCAGAAGAGAAAGAAGATAAGGTAGAGTTCACCGCTGTAGATGTTAGTACTCCCTATGATGAAGAAATTAGAATGAAGTACTTAGAGGCTCAACTTGCAGATGCTACAAATAATGATACTAGATTAGTTGAACTACAGCTTGAAATTACAGCCTTAAAACACTACAGAGATATTTACATAGAACTCTACAACGACAAACTGAAAAAATAATAAGATATGTATGTACCAGACGTCAACTCCTCGGGATTACTCACTAAAAGGGTCGGGGATTATATAGAGAATGATTTTGATGTATTTAACTCTAAGCTTCTAAAATTCATTCCCTTCCTGCCTTCTATGGGGACTTATCAAATAACAAAATACCCTTATAGATTAGACCTTATTTCCGATGAGATTTATGGTAGTCAGGAATACGCAGAAGCTTTACTATTATACAACAACAAATCAATTAGAGACTTACACTTAGGGAGTTATCTTAATATATTCAACAGAGACTCCTACGATAGACTTACACTGAATCTAAATAATATCTAATGGTATCACACACACGCTATCAAATAAGACTAGATGAGTTTTCTGAGGATCCTACTATGGAGTTTAGGTTAATGGAGATTTCTGAGGTTATGGGAGGCGAGTTGCCACAAGGGGTTATTACCATGCTCACCTCTTCTAAATCCCAATCTTCAAAATACCTAGGGAAGACTTTAGAGATGACAATACAAACTCCATCATATAGGGGAAACTTCAAGGTCTTTATAACAAACGTACAACAGAACTCTACTACCGCTTTGTTTACTTTTCTCATAACTGACCCTTACTTTACAAATGAGATACAGTCTAGGCTTTTAGCGAATGATATGAATACTGCCATTAGTAGACTCTATCCGGGTAAGGTAACCAAGAAAGTAGAATCCTCAATAAACCAGATGGAGCTTAGACAGACTAGGGAGACGGATTACAATTGTTTAAAGAGACTTATGTTAGGGTATGGAAAAGATGTGTTATATGGATTCTCTATGGATGGGATGATTATAACTACTTTTTCAGCAGAACCCGCTAGCTACCCTCACTATAAGCCTTTTACAATTGATTTAGGGGTGAATGATTTGAGTGAGAATAAAATAAAGTATGAACAATTTGACCCACCTAGAACCTCCAAGAAAGCATTTAGGTATTTTAGAGTTGTTGCGTATGATAAATCTATAAGTTACACAGCGAAAGATGGATCACCATTTGAAGAAAACATATCCGCTAATTATAAGAGTAGAATGGAACCAAAGCTGTCAATGAAGAGAACTTACGAGAATATCCCTCCTTACAAACTTGGAGATAAAATAAACCTAGCAGATCCAGAATCAAACCCTACCAATGCTACTGAATTCTTTGTTACTTCTAGAGGTTTTACGTTTGATTCATCTGGAGTATTCACAACTATGGCACTAAGCAAATATGATTAACAATGGGAAACTTAATATATTTAGGACGAGTAAGAGAACTAGTTAACAATAAGGACTATAAGAAAGATGAGTGGATTGTTAAAGTAGATATCCCTGAAATTAATGAGAACCTACTAGCCTTTCCTCTATACCATACTGATGCTCCTGTTGTAGGTGATGAAGTTGTACTTTTTAATATGAACCCTAACTTAGATAATGTATTCCTCTACCTACCACTGAAGAAGTTTAACGGAGAGAATCCTTTTAACGGCTTTAGATCTAATGGAACAAAAGTAGAAATTCACCCAGATGGAAAAGTATCAATAAGCAACGAGAAAGATAGTTTGTATGATGTTATAAAGTCTCTAATCCAAGCAGTAGTATCCCTTAAGACTGTAGGAGGAGAGGTGCTTGATATTAGAACTAGGGTACTTTTAAATAATGCAGCAAGTAAGTTAGAACGATTAATGAGAGAGAGATGAGAACACCTTTTTTAGAATACGAAATACCTGATGTTGTTATAAAGCAATTCTCTAAGCCTGACATCAAAGACTTTATAGCAATACCAACGACTGAGGATGTTACAAGGATGGCTACTCAAATTGTTACCGATGTTATGCAAAAGTCTGCTCAAAGTATAGGATCAGTTTCTCCAGCCTCACAAGGATTCTTCTCACGTCAAAGGTCTTCTGTAATGAAAATGATTAAAGATTATAAAAACCAGATACAAGAGGCTAAGAGAAAGTACCAGACAGAGATGAAACAGACTGTAGCGTATATGAGAGATGCTGCTATTGTGCTTAACTACTACAAACAAATAAAAAATGCAGCTAGAGATGGAGTACAACTTGGAGACATCTTTTCACTGGTACCTTCAGTTGATGCAGAGAAGCGAGATCTTAGTGCAGCTTTAGAAGATGAAATAGGAAGCTACACTACAGATATGCAAAACGTAATGACAGCTACTTTCTCTAAGCAAATGCACAACGCTATACCCATGAAGGATCCTTATAATAAACTTCTAGAGGCAGCAAAGAATAGTTTTATAGCTGAGAATTATACATCAACTCAAGGCGCTCAATTGGGGGATCCTGACTATGGAAAACCTTACTTACCGAATGCTGATATAGTTAAGTATAGCGACATGAAGAGAAGGTTAGTAGCAGAGGTTAGGAGGTTAGAGGTAGTAGAGGATAATGTTAAAACCTCCACGAGAAACTTTACTTTAGGGAGAGAGGTATTGTCCAACATAAGAGATATAATGCTAGATGCTGGATACGATAATTTTAACCGAACTAAGTATGCTCAATTAACAACAGGGGGAGAGTTTCATACGCCGATGTGGGATAAGTTTGACTGGTTAGAAGCTACAAAACAACTAGGAGATTTAGAAGCAGACAATACTCCAGATGACCTTCAATACCAAGAGATGAGACAGCTGAGGACTAAGATTAACATGTACATTCAGACTTATACCTCAGCAGATAAACCAGAAGATGCAGGACTTAGAGATCAGGCAGAAGCTATTGGTGAAGCTATTAATGAAATGGGACCTAATATAGAGAAGAGAACTAAACTAGGAGAGGTTGCGGCTTATGTTAGAACAGCTACAGACTTGTCCGCTTCAGTAGGTACTCTATTAAAAGCAGATTCACCATATAAAGAACACTTAGGAAACGTAAAAGGATACTTAAATACAGCTGCTAGAGGACTTGAAATAGCTAAGAACTTTGAAGGGAATGTGAACAAGATAAGAGATGGAGTTAATGCCAGACTAAAGAACCCACTGATACTCTTAAATGATATGGTAAAACTAACTATGGAGATTGATAAGAGTATAGATGAGGATTTAGAGATTGAGATGGAGTATGTTCCTGGAATTACCGACAAGCTCTTCAATCAATTTAACGACTGGTTTGCTAAGAAGATGGATCAGTTAAAAGAATGGTTAGTTAATAAAATCACATCCCTAACTAATGCAGTAAAAGAGAAAATGGAGACAGCCTACCAAGCAATTCAAACCAGAGTAAAGGTAACAGCTATGTCCGCGATTCCTGGTACAGCCTTTGGTGGAGCTCAGATGTCACAAGCACTTAACACTTAGAACAACTTATGAAATATTTACAATCAGACGGCTCATTTGCACCAAGTAAGCTCAGTTATATTAGAGATGCAATGGAGGTAGAGCTTAAAATTAACAGCTGGTCAGTCCCTCTAGATAATGACTTTGGATTTAACAAGATAGTGGACGGGTTAGACCTTTCTTCATCTAGGGAGTTTATTGGTCAGAGGATTATTAGGTTTATCGATATCTTCAATGAGCGTAATGGGTGTAACCTAAGTGTTGATGGAATAGATATGACTGAGAGTACAATAACAGTAACCTTAACCAACGGAGATAATATAGAGACACATGAGATCGATCGATGAATATAAAGCAAGTATAGGGAAGTTAGCATCAGATTTACAAATACAGGGAGACCACGTTACGATCCTTACTAATATGATAGCTTATGCCCTTTACACAAATGAATTAAACTTACTTAGATACACAAAAGAACAATCGCTTACAAACTCTAACTTCCTCTCCTCTAAGATACAACACGCAATGGATAGAATGTATTCAGTTTATAGAGGGAAGAATCCAGTTGTTGAGGTTAAATTCTATGCCACTAAAGCTAAAAATTACGAGATAGGAGATACTGTATACGAGAGTGGAGATTACTACCTATATGCAGCTGAAGATAAAGAGATTATAGAGGACTTAAATAACTTGACGACTCTTAAGGTAATGGTTGCTGGAGGTAGAAAGAAAGTAGAGGAGTTTTCAGGAGAGACTGGTTTTTATATTGAATTAGGACAGACAGGTTTATCAGAAGACATTAGAGTTAGAAGGGTGGATGCTTTGGCGAGTACTTACTATGATACAACAAGAGTCTTTAAGAACCACATAGACAGAAAGGACTCCAATATACTCTTTACACTCACTACACAGGATTATGGAGTTAGGATTTATAAGAGAGACCAGTTTAAGTCAGCAGAGAAATACGAAGTAGAGTCTTATCCTTTCTTTGACAACTTTAAACTCCTTGAATCAACTATCCTCAGCTCATCAACTTCAATTCAGATTAACGGTATGAGGTTTGAGTCTTGTAGATTAGTTGAACCTATTATACCTAAAGAAGTTGCCAGAGATATAGAGTACAATGCAAAAGCTCAAATATTCTCTAATGGGGTGATGAAGAGTAATACCGATATTGTAGATTTATTTAGATCAACACTAGTAACTTCGGTAGCGGACGCCTCACATACTTGGAATGCAGCAAACAATAGACTCCACATTTATTACGTATTATCAGAAGGTGTAGGAGAAGTTTCAGGCGTAGAGATGGATAACTTTAAGACTGAAATAGATAGGAGTTATTACTTAGGAGAGATACCTTCAGCTTCACCTGCTATAGAATTAGTTGTACCTATCCTTATTGACGTTAAGACTTACCTTTCAGTTGAGCACATCACAAAAGAATCAATTAGAGAAGTACTTAAGACCTATGAGAGAAAGATTGTAAAGGGAGTTAGACAAGATGATATACACTCTGCTCTTTCTAAACTTGAGGGAGTAAAATATGTAACCTTAACGATAGACCCTGCAATAAGAGCACAGATGGAACAGTTGAATGATCTTACTTCTAATGCTGTACCTAAGTTTGTAAGATTTAACCCTAATATTAACGTAGAACAAGATGCTTTTACCACTAGATAATGAACTGTTAAACTATAAGCTCTACCAGGATTTCCTAAAGTTATATGGTGGGTTTACTAAAGAAGGGGAGTCACTATTATTATCCCTAAGTAAACTACCGATAGATAAGAGCTTTGAGGTTCCTGCTGTACAAAAGTTAATGGAGTGTTTAGATCTTTTAGGAGAATACGACAAACCAACAACTAACTACATACTAGCAGATTTCTTAGCTTCAAAAGGAACATATAGAGTTAAGGAGATTATAGAGAAGTATTTACACATTGAATTTACCGAGCCTGATGGATTTGAATATAGTCCTGAACAGTTGAAACTAAAAGCTCACTTCAAGGTAACATACAAAGGAACAAACCTAGATCTCTTACTTACTCTTATATCTGACCTTCTTAATTTTGAGCTTTACTTTACGAGTTTAGATATGCTTATTAAAGAGCTGAGACATATACTGGAGGTTGAGAATAATACTACAGCGAGAGTTTTACTAGATAAATTTACACGAATAGAAGCAAATATACAATGGATGGAGTAGATTATAGCGTAAAATCAGACAAACCCTTACACGGAGCTAACTATATTCACATTGCAGCTTCAGACGGTACTTCAAGAATACTTAGGAGGGTTGATACTTCTTACTTTATTGATTACCACACTTACCTAACGAGATATGGATTAGAGGGGAGAAGTGTACTAGATAGAGTAGCATTAGACCAAACAAAAGGGAGTTATATAGAAGGAGTAATTTTAGATAACCCTCAAGATATAGCTGATTCTATGGAGGAGAGCTTTGAGTTTATACAAGTTCCACACTCTACAGATCCTAACAAGTTCTACTACATCCTAAACCTCTACTTAAAAAATGATGAGCATACAGTTACCCTTTACGAAATAGAATCAACCAAAGAAGAGGAGGTAACTAAAGATGAGCCATTATTCAGGTATGTTATAGAGGATTATTCAAAGGGAGCGAGAGATGAGCTGAAGAGTTATAAAGTAGTAAGAATCCAATCTGCCAACTTCCAGAATGATGATAATATAATAGACTACCACAAAGCTCTAAAATCAGCATCAGTTGTAAAGTTAGGTAGAGATGAAATTTTAAAGAAAGAAGTAGTGTCCTCAGCTTACCTTAGAGAGAAAATAGTAGAAGCTAATCACATAAAGGCAAGTAAGCAAGGATTCTACGATAAAAGAAATGAACTTAAATTAACGGTAGAGGCTAGAGAAAATACGGAGAAGATAGATGATAAGTGGAGATGGGGAGTATCGTATCCTAAAGGTATAACTCTCACCTATGGAAAACTTAAAATCACCTCTCTAATTGACAATAACATTTACCACCCACTACAAATAGGAAGTTATGAGATTAAAGACAAGTGAGAAAAGATACTACGGACTATTTGATTACAACCCTGAACACATCTATGAAATTGGGGATATTGTGATCTATGATGAATTAGCCTATAGGTGTCACTCAGATATGGCAAGAGAAGACTTAGGTACTATCCTGCCAAATAACCTCCTGCATTTTAGACCTTTGCATGATTTAACAGGAGAAGCAGATGGAATGATAAACACTTTTGATGAATATTTGACCTCCTCTTATTCTGACATGCGACCACTTAATGCAGGAATACTAAGGCAGGTAATTAACCACTATACAAAACTAGGGGAGAGCTTAGACATTTCTTCGGTTGATTTAGAGGTAATTACAAGCCCCGGGATATATAGAAACCCAAAGATGCCACTGAATATAGTAGAGAATCCAGTAGGTGAAACTTGTTACTTAAGGGTTATTGAAGGGAGTGATGATTATATTGTACAGGAGCTTATAACAGATGAATACCTTGCAATAAGAACATCAAATTCACCAGTTATTAATAGAGTAGTATCAGGTTGGACTCCATGGAAGGTTGTACACTTAAATGCAGCAAATGTCTTGCCAGTAGCGAATAGGATAAACTACATGATAAACTCTATAGTCGAAATGGCAAACTTCATGAACGTAACCACTAACTCAATAATGTCAAAAGAGAAAGGGTTTAAAGTGTATGACAGAATAGAGAATGTAGAGCCTAATGATTTTATAACTCTAATTTACATGGATGGAACAACTCAGAAGTCTATTACAGGAATGAGAAAAGATATAACAACCCTACCTGAGAATATTAAGAAGATTTTAGTATATGGCTAGAGACTACGAACAACTAATATACCCTACAAGAAGACCTTATGTTTATGGCACTTATGTTTCTAAAGCTAATTTTCCAGAGCTAGAGAAGACAAAAATTAAACCTATAGACGATACAAAGATTCAGAAGATAGAGAACTCAGATTACGATACTTTAAAACCTTTGTGGGAGAATACTTTTTATGGGGTAGGTGAGACTCTAAAGACTGCTGAATACTACTTGAATCGACTAGGGCATGTAACAAGAATAGTACTAAACAACATAAAAAATACCTACTTCAACTTTACTACATTTAGACTAGGAGAAGGGTTATACTTATTTAAACTTACTGAAACAAGACCGATATACATTTACTACCACCCTGAGGAAACTGAAAATATAACAATAGATTTACCTGAGGATTTTGGAGTAGATGCTGTTATTGTTGAGGGAGTGTTGCATATTAAATCAAGAGACCCTAAGAAGAAGATATTTATTACAGACGCTTACATATTGAACTAAGAAGAACATGATATACAATCTGATAGTAGGTTCATCAACGACCTTAGAAGACTTAAACAGGAGCCTTAGATTTGCTAGGTTGGTTTTTGAGGAGGGGGATATTTGGACTGAAGAACATATAGAGACGAGGTGGGAGAATAAAACTCTAATCATAACCTCAACCATAGATATCCCTTACCCTGAGAGAATTAGAAACTTAACGGCTATAGAATACTACGCTGACCAAACTTCTTCATTTCTCTCTAGGATTTACATTAACCCACCACTGAAGATTTATAAAGTTGAGAAGTACGTCCTAATAACTAAGATTTCAGATAAGAGAGAAGTTAAGCTGGATTTATTCCCTTTGTTTTCAGGTTTAGAGTTTGATAAGAATTTAATTGATGATAAGAGAGAGTCACCTTACAAATCCCTTACAATACGAGAAACTAAAGAGAGATTTGAAAGGTATTATTATGGAAGTGATGTAACCAATAACGACCTAGACCTTTACTATCAGAAGAATAAGCCTACACACTTTGACGGGCTGCACTTAAGAAATAAAGATATGATTGCTAGTTATAACCCATACCCTAGATACATACTTAAAGATAAAAATTCTGAGGTGATGTATGATTTTGTGAACCAGAAGGTATATGCAGTAAGTGAATTAAGTAATGGGAATATTGGGATAACTGTTGGTGTGTATGATGACCTTGAAACTATTGATACAACTTCAGGTAGAGGGTCTGTAGAGGTAACTTTAGGAGCTGGAGATAGAAAACTTATAACTTCTAGATTCTACCCAAAAGGACGGGAGCTCTACACACTAGATCATAAGCTTATCGGAGTAATGGATGACCCTCAAGTTAAACACGTACTCCACCAATCAGAGATCTTATCATTCAAAGGAAACCAACTATATAACTGCTCACTAACTCCTATATATGAACAACTAGATACAAGAATAATTGCTCACAAATTAGGGAAAGATTATAGACTTGTAGATATTTGTAATGGATTTTTTATATTTGGAGACAGGAGAGAAACCTTAAGACTAGTAATCAATGGGTTTAACAATTATAGAGTATTTTCAAAGAATGATTACGATACGCTTAAGTTCCTAGACCAGAGTGTAATATTAAGAGTGAATGAGGATATGGTGGATTATTTTGATATAGATAACCCTAACTTTGACCAGATGTATATACTAGAAAAGAAACAGCTGGCAGAAAAATTAGGACACACAGATCCATTCACCCATAGTAGATTAAAAGAAAATCAAAGCATAAAGAATCCTGTAGTAGTGGGGCATAGACTTTATTTACAAACAGGAGACGAACTTAATGGTAAAATAAAATTAGAACTGTTATGACGGAATATAAGATTAAATTAATACCATCCTCTTCCTTCCTACAATTTAAACAAGACAGGGAGAGTGGTAACCAAATAAAACTAACAGGACTTGAAGTAGACTATATAACATCCAACAGAACACCTTTAACTTCATCAACTACACCAGCACAAGTAGAGAATGAGTTTAGGTTAGTTTCTGGGTCTTTTAATGATATAATTAGAGAGACTGGAGATATAGTTACAGCTTATAGAATTGACAGAGACTACTACAAATTAGAGTTCATTAACCGATTCTATAATAAGTCCTTCGTTGGGTTTCTGATAAAATATAAAGCTAGTGGAGTTAGTAATTATGTACCAGCTTTCCTATCCAAAGAACTAACAGGAGGGAAACTATTTACAGAAAGGAGTGTAGCTAAGATTTGTATTTACGCTAATATTCCTGATGCTGTAATGGAAGGGTACTATACTCCAACAGTTGACGTCTCTAAATTCTTACTACCTGAGGATAGAGCCGCTATAACTTATGATGATGAGCAGCTTACAACTATAGTTACGCTAGATACTTACTTAGATACTGTAGCTCAAAACTTACCTGCTTATCGAAATGGGACTTACTTTGAGGATTCCAACAAGCTAGTCCATATGAAAGTCTTAGGTGGCAACCCTTACGATTATAGAGGGATTATGGAGAAAATGATGGCTACATTCACTACCTCTATTAAGTCGTTTGGGAATGTAGTAGATCACCTTAATAGTACAAACTCTAGAGATGCCTTAGCTGCAACACAAGGGCGAGTACTGAACCTAAAGAAACTGGATATAGGGGACTTCTCAGATTGGAGTACAGTTAACCAGAATGATATACCAATTTTTAGAAGAACAAACGGGACAGTAGTTACACCTAAATCTCTAAGGGAGTTCTACGAGGTTTTAATGGAGGTTTTAGATAATAGAAGTATAACTAGAATCTACACTATCAATAACTTCTCAGACACTACAGTAACTATTCCACACAACTTAGGTTCAAAATGGCATGGTATATCTTCTATCACTAATGCGTTTGTCTCTGAGGATGATAGTAAGTGGAAAGAGATCCCTGAGACTGCTATAAATGTAACAGTAGACGCAACAAATATAATAGCCACAATCGATAAGTCTAAGCTCCCTGCGATATTTAAAGATACAACAGATGAGCCTAACTCTAAACTATATAATGCAAACTCAGAGAAGAGAGGGCGAATTACTATAGTTATCGATAAGAATGCAGTGGCTCTAGCAGGAATACCACCACTACTTAAGATGGATAAACTCGTAATTGGAAGAAGAACAACTGACCCTAATAAGAATGTAACTTTAACAGGGACTATCAGATTCAGTTCAGGTACGCTTAAGCAGAAACTAGTGGTAACTGGAGCAACAGCAGTAGGTGCGCCAAGATTCACTCAAGATGCTCAAAACCATAAAATCTACCTCATTGAACAAGATATAGAGGCTAAGGATAATGAGACAATGGAGGTTAAGGTTCAAGGTTTTGCTGATTATAACGGAGAGGAATTACCATCAAACGTTGTAACTACAGAGGTGACCCTTAAACGAATCTTAAAACCTGAAATCTTAGACGTAGCGCATACTATAGACCTTAACTACGACTCTAATAACCATAACTACGAGATGACGATAACTCCTAACACTCTTTACGTAGGGGCTCATCTTAAGTTTACTCCAAGTCATGTTAAGTTTACTACAGTACCGAAAGAGCTTAAGGAGATGCTACAAGTTAATAAAGCTTATCCTGTAGGTACACCAATTAAGATGAGGATTAGTTCACTGGTAGACCTTAAGAAGTTATCAGGAGACCAAGCAATTAGATTAGTAGGGATATATACAGACCAGACCGGCTTTGATAGTAACTCTTGGTCAGATCCTTATACAACTAAGATCAACCTTAAGGACTTATTTAAATCTATTAGTTGGGAAGATAGCAGCTCAGTTGAAGATAAATATATAAACTACACTAAAGCATATAAAGAATATAAAGCTTACCCTACAGCTCCAGTTCTTTACGAGTTAAAACCAAAAGTACAGGGGGCAGTTGATAAGAGTAAGATTCAGTATTCTATAGTTAACCTTCCAGCAGATTCACAGAAGTTTGCACCATTCATTACAATAGAGGGCGATAAAGTTAAAGTTGACTATGTAGGATTAGCAGCTCAACTTAATAATGCCAAGGATATAGAGGAGATTAGATTTGATGTAAGAGCTAGAGCTAAAGATGCACAAGGAGGAGATGTTTACTATAATAATATTCCTCTACTTGCTATTAAGTCGTTTAAATTAAAGATACATTCTAATGCTGTTTTAGTTATTAGCTTGGTTAACTTGCTTGGAAGAGAAGATCTGTTTAAAGCAGGAGCTAGACTTGACCCTCAAAATGTATCCAGAGATATGTTTAGAGTAGCGTCTAGTAATGATGAGAATAGAAAAGTTGAGTGGACTTATGAGATGTCACTAGGAAGTTCTTACGAAGAGTGGGAGAGACTTCAGACTAATATGTTAGGGTATATAATGCCTGATGGAAGCATAAACGAAGAAGCTTGGTTGAATCGAAACTTCGTATCTAAAGTTATTGGGGAGAATGGTTTAGTTAGATTTGGTTTATCTTATGACGATTCTGTTGACCCTAATAATTTAATTAAGGAGGTTGGATTCGAGATTATTCACATGGATGATAGAAATAATCTAGATAATATGTGGACTGGAAAGAATCCTGCATTAATTCCTTGGCCTATTAGATACGGTAACTCTGGTGGAATTAAGATCAAGGACTTAACTATGAACCGATTAGTGACTAGGAGATCTAATCCAAACAACTTAGCTATTCGAGGATTATATACTGTAGAGGTTAATGGAGTTAAGAGCTTTAGACAAACTGAAATCATATACCTAGACCTATCTAAGATGCGAGACTTTAGGTATGATATGAGAGCCGCAGAAACAGTGGGAGGTCTTGCTACTGAAGATTTTATAGATGCTAGAGGTTATTTAAAACCTATTCCAGAAACTAGAGACGGAGTTGGAACTAGGGGATCTTGGTTCTTATTTGATAATAGAGCCTTAACTACTACTATGGATATGACTCTTAAATTTAAACCAATTTCACCACTTTCAAAAGACTCTGTAAAATTTGCAACTAACATAATGCCAATAAGTAATCCTTCAGTACTTGCGAATAGTGGTGGAGGTAAATTATCAAGTCTCACAAGTAGAGCAACTTTACGAGAGCTTACTCTAACTAAAGGACAAGATGGAACCTATACCACATCTCTACCTAATGTAGTTAAGGGTCAAGATGGATTGGTTTATATAAGTTACCCAGATACTAATGAAAAAGTTAATGGTAAAGTAGAATTAATATTAACGAATCCACTAACTAAACAAGAGGTAACTACTGGAAAATTGTGGATTCTCAGAAATATTGGAACTTTCCGTCAATTCTTAGATTTTGCAGTAGAAGCGAATGAAGTACCGGAACTAACTCATAAACTTAGTGACTCAGCTATGTATTTCTTGAATACAACCCGAGCTTGGAATGGGGGGAATAACGAGAAGTACTTATCAAGCTCAGCTCAATTCAATTCCTACTTAAATGTAAGAGATAATCCTTCTGTATTAGATCAGGAGTATCAACGAAATACTGCAATTAAGGACTTCTTAGTAAGAGATGCTCAAACTGGAAAAGTCAAATTAGGAGAGTCTACTCAATCGGATGTTGATATTTTGTATAGACTTAATTCTAAATATAAAACTCAGGATGTTTGGGTTTGGGTTAATTGGATCCTAACTAAAGACGGTAATCCTAGAGGAGGTGGATATCTTTCACCTGGAGGCGGGTTAGTGTTAGTTCCACCAGATGGCGAAGATCCTGGAAATTACACTCCAGAGCCAGGCGTAGATCATTATACTAGACATCAAGTCAATCAGTGGGAGTTGAGAAATACTTCTAACAATGTAACTTGGGAAATGATCGGAGTTGGAGGTGTTATTTATGTAGTAAATCCTAATGGATCGTTCATACTTCTTGGACTCACAGATTCAGATACTAGCAATAGGTATTTAAAAACCGATGTTGGATTGTATTGGCCTAAAGTTAAAGGTTGGTACACTTTTACAAATTCTGAAGAGGGAGGAGAGTCTAGATATTTTGAGCGTCATCTCGATAATCAATTCGGATAAAACCAATTCGATTAACAGACAAAACCAAAACAACAAGCACAGCGAGAGGGAGAACAAAAATCTCTCTCCTGTCTAACTAAATATGAATTAATAAAATGGACTTAGTGAATATTTTAATAACGGGAGGAGGAGGTATACTCTTAGGTTATATATTTAAATACCTCATACAGAATAAACAAAGTAAGAGTAACGAGTATATCAACATCATCAACATGCAACGACACGATATCACTAAGCTCAACAACAAGGTAGAGCGTCTAAGGGAAGAGATGTCTGAGAAGGAGAAACTATTAACCCTCTTAGAATCTTCATCTTGGGACTCACCCTTTTCTTACTGGCTTAAGGATAAACAAGGTTACTACATCTACGTTAATAAATCTTTTGAGCATGAGTATGGTGTGACGGACGTGATAGACAAATCTGATGTTGACCTTTTTGGGGAAGAGGCAGCAAAGAAGTATGTGGCTCACGATAAGTTGCTCCTAAGCTCTGACAGGGATTATATGATTTTTACAGATGAGATGGAGGGGAAGGTAACCTATAAGTGGAAACGAAAAGCTGGCAGTTTAGTCATAGGAGTTGCAGGATTAGACGTAAAAAATATATGTGAAGAAAATGAATCTAAAGAAGTAAGAGATTAGAAAATGAAAGAATATAAAAACGACATGATGGAAGAAGAATACCAAATACCAGAGGAAAACGGAGAGGATAGATCTTCTGGTAGTGAGCTAAGCAATCAAGGTTTAGGTGGTATCGATCTTCCGGACAATATTCAAAAGTGGCTTCTAGTTGTTCTCGTAATCTGTCTCATAGGTATTATAGTTTGGGGCAAAGGTACCTACGAAGATAGACTTAAAGAGAAAGATAAACATATAGCAGAATTAGAGAAGAAGGATTGTGCCGAGGAACTAGAGGTCTATATCAAACTTATCCACCGACTACAACAAGCTCAAACAACCCAAATAGAGAATGTACAAGGTGGACTCGAGAAAAGTAAAGAAATAACAGATCAATACGAACAAGTAGATACTAATGTAAACAAACTAATCAAATAGGCTTATGTGGAAAAATATAATGGCTCTACTTATGTGTTTACCGTTTACTAGCAGTGCACAAAATACGAGCGGAGAATTAGAAGTTAAAGAAGGTGACAAGGTAGTATTAGTGACGAAAGATGGAGACTCTCTAATAGTACCTAAGGAAGTAAGAGACGATGTTTTGCAGATTCTAGATAACCAAGCAAAGATCGACTCACTAAACAAGGAAATCAGAAAGGAGCATTACAAACAAAAGAAAATCGTGGCTGGAATAGAACAAAAACTAACTAAGCTAGCTAACCAAGATTTCTCAAAGTTTCTTAAGGCTCTGGAGATAGTGAAAAATAAAATACCTAAAAAAGACGACCACAGACAGAGTAATTTACCCGATCAGCATAAACAAGGGGTAGATAATCTTACTGCAGGAGCTACACACTCTAGATACATTTTAGTCTTAGAGGAGTATTATTTAGGACATATACGAAAATTTATAATAGTTGACAATGAAAAAGTGTACTTATCTTAGTTTAATGGTAGCCTTACTTATAGCTCTAACATCATGTGGAACTCGTAAGGTGCTTAAGGAGGAGAAGAAAGAAGAAATCGTAGAAAAGGTTGATTCAGTATCCTCAATGAAAGTAGACTCTGCAGCAGTAGTTAAAAATAAAGTTGTAGAGGAGAAGAAAGAAGTGGTGAACCTAAAAGAACTTATTAACACAGACGAATTCTACTTTACTCCAATTAACGAGAATGAGGAAGCTGAATTTGAAGTATATGTTAATGATAAGCTCTATAAAGGTAAAGTAAAGAATGGAACTATCTCTAATGTAAACTCTAATAAAACCACAGATAAAGCAGTAGAGACAAAAGAAGAAAGAAAAATAGACAGCCTAAATAAAGTAAATAAGAAAGCTGAGGGGCAAGTTAAAGTTAAGAAAGATACTGAAACTAAATCCCACGAGCGAGTCAAGAAGGTAGATGCAGATAATCGGTCTTTCCCTTGGTGGATTCTTATTGTACTTATCCTTATTGCTGGAAGTATTTGGGTTATAAGGAGTAAATTTAAAAAGTATCTATAATATATGTTAGACAAAGTATCACTACAAAGAATAGAGCTTCTACATCCTAAATTGAGAACAGAAGCAAAACAAATCTTAGAAGAAGCATCAGCTAAACTTACTGGTGACTACACTTTAAGATTCACTCATACACTTAGAACACACGCAGAGCAAGATAAACTTTATGCACAAGGTAGAACAGTAAAAGGATCTATTGTAACGAATGCAAGAGGAGGTCAATCATATCATAACTACGGTCTTGCTATCGATATCTGCTTACTATCAAAAGACGGAACAAAAGTAAGTTGGGACGCTAAGATGGATTCAGATAAAGATGGAGTTGCGGATTGGCTAGAGATTGTTGCCGTATTTAAGAAGTATGGATGGGAATGGGGAGGAAACTGGAGATTCAGAGATATGCCACATTTTCAGAAGACTTTTGGACAGACTATTTCATCTCTACAAAGCAAATATAAAGTTCAAAAGACGCCGTACGTGAGCATCTAAGGCAAAAAAAAAAATAAAGTTAAAGGGAGCAACCTGAGGAATTTAACCCGGGCTGCTCCCTATTTTTGTCTTATGTTATTCAATCTTACCCATCACCTTGAGTAACCACATAATAAACCCACTGTCAGAAGAAAAGAACTCTAAATTACATATCGGTTCAACCCTACTCTTAACATAGGCAAACACTTCAAAACCCTTTTCTGTTGGATTTATTAGAAGGTCGCTTGAAAGGTTACTATCGGTTATACTTAGTGTGCAATAATCTACAAGGTTTTTAATTCCCGTATAGAGTGCAAAAGTATCAGCCGGAGATAGTATGGCTTTATTTGTTTTTATTCTTGTAAACCTCCTAACTAAGTGATCTACATTAATAACTCCACTACCTATAAGCATGTACTGATCGTTTATCTTCTCTAATCTCAGGAACCCTTTACCATATAGACTCTCACATACTTTGGCAAGAGAACTAACAGTAGAAGGATCTAAAACCATGGCTGAAAAGTAATTGATTAATGATTTCTAAGTTGGATAAAGTGTCTATGTTTAGGATGTCACTATTAGCTCTAACCTTCTCAACTTTATCATTTAGTATAGTCTTTGAAACCTTAAGTGAATCTAACATAACCGTAACAAACTTAGCTAACTCATCTTGGTCAATATCGTCTGTAGTTATGTATTTCACGTTATTCTCATTATCAATCACTACCCACTTATCTTCTCTGTCATCTTCAATCTCTCCTTCATAATTAACAGATACTACTTGAAACCCATAAGGAGCTATAGCAATTGAGATAGAATTAAAAGCTCCAGTCTCATCTAGTTCCTTAAGTTTATATGCATCGATGTAGGGTCTAGTGTATCCCATTAAGTCCTCCCTATCTGAAATGTACTCTATAAGGTGATTTAATGCAGATTCTCCCTCTTCTATTTTGATTATAGCCCCATCTGATTCTAGTTCGTTATAGTGGCTTATTATTAGATACTTATTCATGATAGTTTACAATTTCTATATTTACTCCTCTTGTTCTTAGGTATTCAGTCATATTCTCAACCTCAGCAGTTCTCAGTGGTAAATCTAAGCTCATCTCTGAAATACCTGATAAAAAGTCTTCTGAAGGGATGTACATATAATCTAATACCACTTTCCCTAATTCAGCTACTCCTCCTGCTTGGTATGGTCTTAATAGTCCTTTCTGTATACCGTTATTATCTAGTGGAAATCTAACAAGCCCGTAAGTAGCATCATCTACAAGCTCTAATTCTCCTTCAATATCTAATGGGAAAACTTCAAGTCCATAAGCATTCCAATAGTGTAAGAATAACTCCTGAATCGTACTAAAAGTTGGAGTCTGTTTACTTATCTTATCGAGTAGTTTGTTTTTAATTAGAGCGTCAACTTTATCAGCATCTCTAAAGTCCTCTGAAGATACGCTCACTACTCCAAGCAATACCTCTCTCTTTTTAATTATTATTTTTGTCATTTCACATTTCTATTATTGTTACAGCTCTAAAAAGTATACTCATCCAAATTAATGTTAGGGAAATACTTATCATCAAATTTTTATAGATCCACAGCGGTTTAGTTACCTTAGTCATCTTGTGGTTTCTCCATCCGTAGTCTGCCAAAGTAACCAGTATCACCACTATTCCTATCAAACTAAATCCCGCTATATTACCTGATAAAAAGATAGAGATTCCTAAGGTTAAAATAGACAGCATATGAGACAGGACTATAACAGGAGCATCCACTAGGTAAAGCAAACTCGCAAACCTAACTTTCTGCTTCCCGTCTCCCTCTACATATATCTTGCTGTATCTATTAATTATTGGGTTTTGGAGATATACTTCTGTTACTTTATTACCCACTAACTTAACCTCAAAAGAATCCTCATCCACCTCTACTTTAAAACCTTTGTGTATTGCGTAATCTACAAGCTCCCTCGGTTCTATATTCTTATCTGGAAGTTCGATGTCTGGTAATTTAATCATCATCATTTAATAAGTTATACAATTTTAAAGCATTCACCTCTATTACCTTTTCTTGCACTTTCGTTAAGTTTGTTCCTTGTTTTAAGTATCTAAGGTAACTCTCAAAATCTTTTATTGCTAGCTGATCTGAGAGGCTCCATGTATCCTTTACTCTCTTTTCGAATTTGAAGTTAGGGAGTCTTAGGAGCTTAAAGAAATACTGAGAGTCTACTGTTCTACCCATATACATTGAAATAAGAGAGTTACAGCTTTGTCTACAGTTCTCATTATCACACTTAAAATACTTACCAACTACGTGACTCTTATTTAATACATTACCACAATCACATTTTATTTCCTCAGATTCACCTTTCTCGATAATTTCCAGTAAACTTGTGTGGCAATCTACTAATAATTTACACCCTTTAGTTACACCCTTTACGACATCAGTAGACTTAACTTCAATACTCTTTCTCCATATTCCACCTACTCTCTCACCAGCTATAACTAAACTAGGGGAAAGCATGTCTAATTCTGGGTCATACTTTAAGGTAATTCCGAGTCCATCAACTACAACATCAAGCAGCTTTCTCTCCTTCAATACGTAAATCTTCTCTTCCTCTCCAAAGTGCCATATCCCATCAATCCTAGCTTCAAAGTCTTCCCACTCTTTTACTTGGACTATGGTTGGTTTAATAAGAGTATCAGTAAGGAAACCAAAGATCTCACCTACACAAAACTTATCATTACCAAAAGCTCTAAGACTCTCAAGGAATCCGTACTTTACTCCTAGGGTCGAATTCACATCTACATCATAACAAATCACTCTAAAATCTCCCGTAACAAGTCTATTCTCAACCACCATACACTTCATCTTTCGTATAGCAGGATTAACTTCTTCAGGGATATATTTTGTTAGTTCTTTGTCCATAGGTGATATCTTACTTATTCTCCCTTCAACATATTTAACAACAACGGGAGTGCCTATATAGCTGTAACTGTAGTAATGAGGGTAGTGCAAATCAAACGCCATATCCTCATACCTCTCAACTATTATTCTTTCTTTTTCCACCATTCGTTAAAGTATTTTTCATATGGGAAGTAAGTCCACAAAGTCACCGTAGATATGAAAACAACCATTCCTACTATTGGCCGATAATTAAACCCGTAACCAATGAGAAGTATGTTCAGTATAACGACGAATAGTAGGATATAACTTTTTATTTGTTGGTTGTTATTCATTTGTTATTCTTTTATAATTATAGGTGCTGGGACTTTTCCATCCGTTATTATCACCTTATTCTCAGTCTCTCTTATAGCGTCTATCCACTTTTCTTGTAGCAGCTTTTCGTCTAGACCTTTGGATTTAACCTTATTTGTCTCAGCTTCTATCCTCGCTTTCTCCAGATTCATTTTAGACACCTCCAATTCGTTCTGAACTTTCTCTTTCTCTAGGATCATATTGTTTCTCCTTTCGATAGCGTCTTCCATTGATTTAGGAGGCTTAAGTCCAGAAGTCAGGTTAGTTAGCTGGAAATGTTTAGCTTCAAAATCCCTCTTAAGTCTACTCTCCACCTTCTTTTCAAATTCATTAAGGTTATTCATTAGACCGTCTGTAGTATACTCTCTAGCTTCTTCTCTATAGGCATTTACTACGAGCTTATTTAATATTGAAACCTCTACATTATCCAGCATAACTTTAGGGTCTTCTACTCCAAGATGCTTATAACTAAATACAATATCAACTCCCTTACCTCTAATTGGCTGATACTGGTAAGAAGGGTCAACTGTAAATACTCCTGCATCTTTAGCTGAAATAGTTACCTCATCTGGATCCCCTGAAGTCTCAAACATAGGTACTTGGTATAATCTTGTCCCCGGCAGTAGAGTCCATTGTCTCCCTGTTACCACCTTAAAATCAGACTTACCATTCCTTCCAAAGTTAGACATCATTACACCTTCATAGTTAGGCTCTACTCTTACCATACTTCTATACCCATACCACACAACTGCGATAATAAGAGCTAGAATAATTACTTTAACTATGTGTAACTTTTTAATCAGAAACTCAAATATATTATTCATAGCTTATCTCAGTTGAAAGGAATTTAATAATGTAATCTGAAGGTTGTGGATCTCCTATGAGTTTAGACACGATATAGTAGTTATTATTCACATCCCCCCAAAGGTATCCCAGTTTCACCCAATCAAGAACATTAGAAGCTCGGTTAACGTCAAACTTAAATTCAATAGGAGTACTGTGGACCCAAGCTTTATAAACATCGTTCCACTCTTCTAGGTACTTCTGAATATGCTCAATACCGTTTTCCCCTACTGTAATAAGCTCTTTCTGGTTTTTATTCCAAGCTACTCTATAAGCCATTCCTAAATTAAACCATGTACTCGGATTCCAGTCATTAGTGTCAATTATAATAGTATCAGCTGAAATCATAGCCTCTACATCTCTCTTAACTTGGAATTGAATACATTGAGTCTTTAAGAAGTTTTCCTCAGGCTCTGGCAGTTCTTCTGAAGTTATAAGTGTATTCTCAAACTCCTTTCCATAACCCTCTGACAATGCTTTCTTTACTGCCTCTAACATTGCGGGGTCTGATGTATGTATAAATGTTACTGTTTTCATTATTGGTTGCTGCTTAATAGTGAATAGCCTATAGTGTTATAGTATTCTGCTCTATCTTTTGGTAGTAACAGGAACTCATCTCCATAAAGCTCAGATATAGTATTTCGTATAACATCTGATTTCTCCATGTAGATTTTGATTATCTCTGCTCCTCCACCAAATAGAAGAATATTATCCACCTTATTGAACTGATCTCCATACTCGGATTCTAACATCTCAAAAGTACTCGTTAAATACTCTACGATGAACTCAGTTATTTTGTCAGATAGATCGTGTAGCTTACCTCTCTTCTTATATCCTCCAAGAGTTACTACTTCCTTAGCTTCAACGTCATTAATAGATATACCTAAGTGTTCAAAGATATACGTTTTAATTTTGTTAGCTACTAGAACGATACCTTTATTTGCATAACCCTTAATACCATAGTCAAGCAGAGAGTTATTTAAAACAAGGTAAGTATCTATCGTATTAAATCCAACATCAAGACCGAAATAGTTAGCTGACTTATCCTCCATAGAGATCTTTCCATTAGGTTCAACATCTAGTCCGTACTGTGAATAAGTAGCGTGACCAGAAAGACCTTGAACGTGAATGTCGATCTTTTCTGAAGGCAAATTAAGTTTCTCTAAGATATAGCTTTTATAATCATCACGCTTATCCCAGATAACGGGAGTCAACCCCAAAGCTATCTTTTCGATTCCCTCTGATTGGAATTTATTGAGTAGATAAGAGATTAATATTGGCCCTACCTCCTTGAATCCCTCGTAAGTTAAAGTATCAATAGGTAGCCGGTCTAATTTTGTCGCCAGCTCACCTACTAAATACCTTTTTCCATCGAAGTGGTGGTAGGTTGCAACAGAGGTAACCATGGATGAATCTCCTTCTGGCACCTCTATCACACCTGTAACCTCTTTATCTAACTTAATAATTTTCTTTTGTTTTTCATCATAGATACAGTACTTAAAATGGCCGTATCCGCAGTCAATACTTAAAATCATAAATTATAGTTAGTATAAAGGTTATCTTATTTAGTCGTAATCACTCTCAAAGATTTTAACGTCCTTGTTTATAGCTTTTACGTCACTTTTATTCACATGACCTAGAGTAACGACATACTTGGGATCTTTTATTTTATCAAACTCTCTATTCCAAGCTTTCATGTCATCGCAAAGGTCAGATATTACTACAACAGGTACACCCTCGTCAAGCTCTCTGATATGCTTTAGACCTCTAGCCAGATCAGTACCACCCCCAATACGAAGCATACCTCTCTTAGGCTCAAAATCTCTTATCATCAAGTCTTGCACAAATCCAGTATTCCATGTAATAAGCCTAACTCTATCTAGACCAATCTTCTTCACTCTAGTTGCGATATCGTTTATAATACCAAAAATAGAGCGCTCATCCATAGACCCGGAGACATCAACAAGGAAGGTCATTTGTTCAACCTTTACCTTAGCTGGGTTCATCTTAAGAGCTGGAACGTACATATTACCACTACGACCTCTTAATTGATTCTTAAATAGGTTTCTTGTAGTAGTCATTTTAGTAACCTCTTTATTTCTCAAGTCTCTAAACAAATCATCCATAGACTTTAAGATATTCTGAGTATTCCTAGTTAGTACTGCTCCTCCTGAGTTTCCTCTACCATTATCTTGGAATCTAGGGTCTGGCTTTCCTGCTCCTCCATCTTCATTACCATCTTCACCATTATTTCCACTAGACTCTCCTTGACCTTCTTTAGATTCACCTCCAGAACTCTTAAGCTCCTTCATCTGCTCTTTACCTTTATCTGTCAAGTTTCCATCTTCATCTATTAAACCTTCATCAACCATTTTCTCGATCATGTCAGGTGTAATAAAGTTAGATCCAGTACCAGAGCCAGGCATTCCAGATAAATCTCCTTCTCCAGAGCCTCCACCTTGACCATCACCTTCACCTTCTCCTTCTCCCTGTTGTCCATCTCCGCCTCCTTGTTGATCTTGTTGTTTAGGCGGTAGGAATAAGTTTAGATACTCAGCTACCATTTCTACATACTCAAGATAAGTTTTACCCTCAAGGAATGCATACTTAGATGGGTGGATAGAGTCAGCTTCAAAGGCCTGGTCTATAGCTTCCACATCCTCCAGAGTTAAGATCTTAGAGTTAATCTCACAGTCTGCAGCAATATTTAGAAGGTTGAAGATAAACTGCTGATTAGAGAGTAGAGCTTTTATGTAGATTTTAGGACGACCGCTTATTTTGGCCATCCTTTCTACATAATCAGGTTTGTTAATAATTCCCTCCAGAGTCTTTAAACCCTTATAAGCTAGGAGGTGGTGAGCAAAGAAAGCGTGTCCATACTCATGATATATAACACTCTCTCTTATCTTGCTCTCCTTACCTTCAAACACGCTCTCTCTCATTAGCAGCTTCCAGTGAGTTATATCCTTTTGAATTAACCCAGCAATAGGAACTCCCATGTGACTCGGATCTAAATTGTCTGAGATGTCCTCGTAGATGTAGTTAACGTAGTATTTGCTGTTAAACTCATCTACTTTTTTTACATAATCCTTTCTCATGACTACCCGATTCTATTAACTGATTCAACTGACTTTCTCTTATTCTTAACTATGTTGTGCTCATGAATATCATCTTTCTTAGCGAGTTTCTCAAGAACATCAATCACCTTGTTAATACCTTCTGAGAACTTGCTAATATAAGCTTTACTGTCAGCTGGCTTAATCTCTTTATTCTCTAATTTCGGCTTAAGGTAGGTAGTCTTGATTGACCATAGTTTAGAAGAGAAGTTATCAATCAGTTTCTCAGCCTCACCAAAGGTTAAGATCTTACTATCCTTATCAAACATCTCTAGGAATTCTTGAAGTTTAGCCTCATCAATTCCTTTCTCTATATTTGAATCTAAGAACCACTCAACATCTTTAAACGTTACAGCAGTCTTCATCAAATTAAATAGAGCTGGGTTTTGTTTTAGAAGGTTTATTAGAGTTTCTCCCACATCTCCGTTAAATGAACCTTGAAGCTCTTTCTCAGGTAGACTTCCGATAAGCCCGTTTACTAGAGTCCTAGTTACCATAGATCCTAGTAGTCCTTTCTTAGCAGCTGCATGTAATAGAGGTTTAAGTCTACCTACAGATCTCCATGTTGGCGGGTTGAATACTGTATGTTGCCCTCTATAAAGATCCGAAAGTTCAGTATTATTCATAACATCTAGACTAAGCCCTTTCGCCGCGATGAAGTCCATAAGTGCCTCCTGAATTACTTTCTCATCAACCTCTACTTCATCTGGTGCTTCTCTAAAATCTATTGTAGCAGCGAAGTCGGCGTCTAGGAACAACTGGAAATCCTCCTTCGTTACAGACTTAAGATTATACACCATGAATCTGTTAATAATTGGAGAAATCAAGTCAAAGTTCTGTCCTAAGTTCTCTTGATAGTTACCTGCAGAAATAATCTCTACATTTGATGGTAACTTTCTCTGACCAACCATTCTATCAAAAATCACCTTCAAGAGTGGAGACTGTACATACTCAGAAGCGGTAGTTAACTCGTCAATAAATAAGATTACCTTTTCGTGAGTAGCAGATTCTTCCTCCACTTTCTTGAACCAGTCCGGCTTTAGGTTTACCGCCTCGCCATTCTGATTCACTGGGAAACCTAGGATATCTTCAGGAGAATACTCACCTCCATTAATACCTACATACCCATATCCATTAGCCTTAGCATATTTTTGCACGATTGTAGTTTTTCCACAGTTATGCACGAAGTTCCCAGCGGCTAATTTAAAGTTATGACTCGGGTGATCTACTTCCAAATCATATACTTTTACTGGTGCTTCTAATTTGATTCTTTTTATGCTTTTTACTGTTATTTTAGTTGATTCCATAATGTGTACTGTTGTTGTTTATTATTAAGTTATTGACTATGATGAGGGGTATAATTTTAGGGATTACCAGAAGTTTTTTATACGAGAAGTGTTTGTTTGTTTTCACATAATTATAACTCTGCTCATTAATTGGCGTCCCTCTGTAAAACATATCATAGATTAACTGGATACTCTCATTAAGTCGATTAAAGAATGATACCTTAGTGGCGTATTCTCTAATCTTTTTCTGAAGCTCTGGATCATGACAGCTACCTACTTTCTTATCCCTTAGAGATTTACGACTATTATGAAAAGCCTTCTTTCTAACTTCTGGGCTGTAGATTCCTGTACCATTTTCCTTTTGAGATTTAAGTCCCGCTTTCTGTAATTTTACTTGGTGAGCTTTGTTAAATACGTGTGTTCCATTTTCCCTGTGAGTCTGCATACCCCGTTTCCCCATCTCTGAATAAAATTCCCTCGAATCAACCTCTATAAACTCTTCAGTTAGCTCGCTTGGAAAAATGAATTTATAACACCCGTCTTTACTCTTTACACAAATCTTCTCAGGTCTTATAGGTTCATTTAAATAAATTCCCTTTCCAGTTCTACTTCTATTGTATCCCGGAAGGTTAAGCTCATTTAAATCTCCTACAAAAGCATTAAGCCTACTAATCCACACTTCTTCATCTTTTTCTTGATCGTAAGTGTATCCATTAATAGGTGGTAAGATTCTAATGTAAAAGTTCTCTGGTCCGTACTCTAATAGGTCTAAGTACTTTCCCTCTACACCATAGTTAAAATGATCGTCTTCTCTTAAAAAGGTAAAATGTCCGAATAGAGAGTTAAACAGACGCTCCTGCATAGTTGATGAATTATCCCCTACGTAGTGCTGGTTTGTCAGGTTGTTAAAGAAGTTGTATATTTTATACCCCTTAGCTTGGAGAAATAAATCTATAAACTGATCTCCACCGGTATATTCTACTAAATCTTTAACACTGAAATTCACATAATAAAGTCTGCTAATCTCTTCCATAATTTTTAACCTTTTACTTCTTGTCCTACTATTAGATCTTCAGCAGCTACCCAAGTCTTTCCATCAGCAAGTAGGTGTAAGTGATCAGGAGTACATCTATAAACTTCTCCATTACTTAACTCTACTTCAATTAGCTCGTCTACCTCTTTTGTGATAAACGCTGACTTCATAGCTGAATTGATTTCTTGCTGAGCTTCTGTGTCCCAAGAAACTACTTTGAAAATTTCTCCCTGATTGTGTCTCTCAAGGAGCTCTTTAAACGTTAACTCTCCCTTATCTGTTATCACCTTAGTATCCCCTGTGAAACACCCTGGGTTAGATAGGAATAAAACTGGTACTCCTGAAGCTAAACTCAAATCGATAGCTTGTTTCATTTGTACGTTCAAGTTTAACTTTCCTGATTTGTTTCTGTTTGCTGACATAATTTTTGATTTTTAATTGTTGATGATTTATTTAATTACACATGAGATTTGACCACGAGAAAATACCGCCAAATATATTCTCCCATGGTCCTCCTCTCAATAATAAGGCATTACCCATAGTCTACGCCGGTCTCAATATACTAAGAAAAGCGGCTCTTGCTACAGTCTTGTTTAACTTCATTTCTTCAAACAATGCTGGGATATTTCTGATCTTTCCATTCACTCTTCCTAATAACTCTCCTCCTAACCATTCAGCTTCCCAAATTTCTACATCGTTAATTCTTACTGCTTTGTTTACTAGACCATTAGCCTTGTTCCATCCGTGTTCTAATAATACATCTTCTAAAATTGCCCTCATAATTGTTGTTCTTTAAAAAATATGCTCTTTAATGAATTCTTCTGCTTTAAACTTCTTCAGTGCCTTAATCTCTTTCTCTATCTCTTTAATCTTAGCTTCTGAATCAGTTTTTCTTAATGTTCCTATAGGCTTAGACATGATAACTTTAATAATCTCTAAATCAACCTTAGTCTTCTTTGCTAACTGCTCATTTGTGACACTCGTATCCTTTAGAAATACTTTAACCACTTCAGGCATAGCTAGATAAACTTTCTTACTAAACTCTAGGCTCTTTAATTTGTTATCCCTATTTAAGTTCAGTAGGTTTATGTAATTATTGTAAGTTATATCTATCCACTCTCGAATTCCTATAGTTCTAACAGTCTCCCCATCAGTAACATTAATCATATACGTTTCCTTGTGGGTGGCTTTTTCTGTTAAGTATTTATGCAACCAATCTATATCCACTCCTCTAGTTCCCGGTGAAAGGTAAACTCTTAGAAGTCCTGGTTTTGATTTATCGGAGAGATTGTCAATTAAGATTCTCCCTTCCTCACGATACTGCATAAATAGTTTGTCATCTCCCTTACCACCTTTATCTAACTGAATAGGGAATCTACTTGGGTCACCCTCTATAAGAACTTCCCTATCTCCCTTTGTTATTTTGGCATACTGGTAAGTTAGATATCCTTTTCCCGTTTTCCATAGTGCATCTAAGTCTGAATCTTTTGCTATAATCTTAAGTCCCTTTGTCCTATACTTCAACTTCTTAGGGTCATTAGTTATATAAGCTTCATACATACTCTCCATAGAAAACGTTGGTAAGATAGCTGAAACTCCAATCCCTAATCCAGAAACCCTATCAACTAAGAAGGATAACGGAAAGGGTGTGGGAAGGTATGATGGTTCTTTTATATTTCCATTCACCTCACTATCTTGCCATGGGACGAGGTCTAGCACTGGCTCTATCATCGCTCTGAGCTTCTTTGATACTTTAATAGCGGTATAACGAGCAGCAGCTGGACCATCAGAGTCTCCTAAGATATCATCCCTACCAAAACTCCCTTCCCCTTCTAAAATACCACAGAGCGTAAACTTTGCCAGTGATTCATACGTCCCATCTGTAGAGTGAGGGTGGAACTTCATCATATTCCCTAAAACCTCAGCTGACTTTGCATAATCCTTCCCTCCTAAATAAGATGCATAAATACCACGTCTATAGGAAGGTTTAAGTCCATCGAGAAGCCTAGGAAACACTCTGGATGTATTAATGTATTTCCCAAACTCTGTATACCCGAATGAAACTATATCTCCAATAGACTCGGTTACTACTTTATTATTCTTCTTAGCCATATATAATACCAGCTTCTTTCATTAGGTTATACTTAGCTGAAGTTGTACCAAGGATTTCTTTAGCATAATCTAGGTCATCCAGAGTAACTTGTTTCAGCCTCTTATTCTTAATTAACGTTTCTTCTACATCTTCAGAGTTCATAGTACCAAGCCCTTTATATCGAGTGAACTTCTTATTCCTATTTAATCCTTTCTCCTCTCCATCATAATAATACTTTCCTTCTTGCTTATATAGAGGTGGAACTAAACAGTAAACATATCCTTTCTCAATTAAGTGCGGCATATACTCTCCAAATACTCCTAGAACTAAAGCTTGAATAGAGTAACCATCATCATCAGCATCTGTAGCGACTATAATCTTTCCAAATCTAGGTTTCTCTTTTAGCTCATACCCTTTAATCCCTGCACCTATAGCGTTAATTAAATCTCTTATCTCTTTGTTTTCTAATACTTGCTCTAAAGACTTATTCTGGCAGTTCAGCACCTTACCTCTGAGCGGATAAACTCCATGCATTTTAGAATCTCTCGCTGATGTAATTGAACCTGCTGCTGAATCTCCCTCTACTATATAAAGTTCTGCCTCCGCTCGGTTACTGGTGCTGCAATCCCTAAGTTTACTAATCTCTTTACCTCCTTTACTTTTACGAATATCAGAGGAGAGGATAACCTTAGATTTAATGAAGTCCATATTTTTAAGTTTGTTCATAGAAGCGGTAAACTCCTTAACTCTCTCTATATGCTCTTCAAACTCAGCCTTATTCTTCTTTAAAAACTTAGTAACCTCTTCAATTAACTTCTCTCTACAACTTTTATCCCAGCCATCTATTTGAGTGAGATTTTCTTTAGTTTGAGAGGAGAACCCAACTTCATTAGCTAAGAGGATTATAGACAAGTTAAGTCCTTTTAAAACAAACTGAACATAAACATCGTCTAAATTATAAGTTACTCTAAGCCCTTCCTTTAAAGCATTCTCCATTTCTCTTATATGTAGACCTCTATTAACAACAAGTGAGTTAACCGATCCCTTAGATACTCCTTTGGTTAAGTCTGTATCAAAATCAAAGGTTGTTAAGAGTCTGGTTTTCCCTATTGTCATATTTAGAGAGTACTTAAAGAGTTCATATTCAACCTCCTTACCTTCTATAAAATACTCTACCTCCTTCTTTGTAGTCTCCTTTAGAATTAACTTAACGAGAGCTAGGTTTGTAAGCGGTAATTCATAGTTAGGTGATTGAATAAGTGTATAATCTGGTTTAAAGAATACGAGGGTAGAAGGTTTAAACTCCAACTTCACTTTCAACTTGTACTTTTTAAATATATCCTCCAAACTAAGTACATCTTCCTTAACCTTATTCCCTTCTTTAAATTCTATCAGGTAGTAAACATCTTTATTCTTGCTATACGCCTCTTCTACTTTCTTTATGCTGGTTTTATAGTTATCCTTTGTAACCTTTGAACATAATACATAAGTTGAAGATAGAGCGTTAGATGCTTTTGTTCCTCGCTTTTAGTCACACAGGCTCGTCAAACCTATGCAGTTCTCCTATGAACTTCTCAGTGTCTCCACTAAGGCTAGACTATATCTTTACCCTCGGCTTTACGTTAGGGTAGTCCATGCTTCCACTATCATTATTGACTTATAGCGTACTCTACTCCTTTGATTGTAGCGCTTTGTTTATCTCTTCTACATCCAAAGTTTCGATAGTCGTTGAACTACTTATATTATCGTTTATGAATTTTAAAATGTCTTCTAATACTTCTTTCTTAAAATACTCAACACCCTCTGCCCTATGTTCTGAGAATTGTTCTATAATATTAGATTCAATAGGATAAACCTCAGATAGTGAGCCTCTTATAAGAGTTATGAGTTTTGTATCTGATTTACCTAATCGTTTAGAATCTCTACATACCGTAAACACCCGAGAGGGGACAATTCCTCGCATAACTTGTTCGGATTGAGATACTCCCACTTTAACTTTATCACCTAAGTCTATGAAATATAATAACATATCCTTACTATCGTCAAAGGTTTTAAAAACATTCTCCCTCGCTACTCTAGCTTTTAATTCAAAGAACTCTGGATTTTCCTTCAAAGCTCTAAGTTGACCTTCATTAGCTAATCTTTGAAACTCTGGATCTTTATTTAGTATCCCAATATTATGCTTACTTCTACAATTCTTACTACAATAAATACTATAACCTCTACTAAACTTAAGGAATTTTGAATCTCCTCCACAGTATACACATTTAGGAATCTCATCAGTCTCTAATATATACTTAAGGTAATACTCCGCTACATCTAGATTATGTTCCTTTCTTAGGTGGAACTTTAATTGGTTATGGTGAAATTCCGCATCACATATCAAACATTTCATATCTTTAAACTTTAATATAAACAGCTGCTGATTGTCTCTATTAACAGGATTATTACACTACGGTACCTGTTACTTAACGAGTTTATCCCAGCAATTCTTGGACTTTATTACCCCTAAGTTTCCCTAGAGGAGAGCATATAACTAACTGAGTTTTAATAAGTTAGTCCGGATACTCCATTCATACCTGTTGTAGTCTCACTCTTCTCATACTTACTACCTGAATTCATACGAGAGGTGGCTATTTCAGCAGAGGTTATTTTTACTTTAGGATTTGTAGGGTCATTCTTAAGGTTAATTGGCATACCTCTACCATTATCATACACCATTAAGAAATCTCCCACTTGCTTAAATCCTAACTTTGAAGCGTAACCTCCCAAAACTTCATCGATTCCGTTATCAATAACCTCCCTTAGAATCACAGTCGGGTTATCCACATTCGAGACGTACATGCCAGGTCTGTGTCTAATATGTTGATTCCAAGAGAGAGTTTGAATGTCTATTTTGTTAGCTTTGCTCATGAACTTTAACGGTTACTGGAATTAAGCCATCTCTAAGTTTTCCACCTAATTGTTTAAAAGTTGTCGTTGTGAGATCTAGTACTCTATTCTTTACAAACGGACCTCTATCAATTACAGTACAAACGGCAGTAGCTCCAGTATTTGTGTTTGTTATTAAAAGTTTAGTTCCAAAAGGGTATGTCTTATGTGCACAGTGGTCTCCATAAATATTTAACCTCTTACCTGATGCCGTATTCCTGTTATGAAAGTTGTCACCATAGTAAGAAGCATATTGTTGTTGTGAATAAACCAGTGAACTAAGAGTGATCCCTAAAATTGCTAATACCTTCCTCATAAACTACTTCTTTTTCTTGACAATATATTTTAACTCTACTACATCCCCTTCTTCTACATCTGTTCCTGCTAATTCAAGAGGTGCAGCTGTTCCATTAGAGAAGTATGCTGAATCGTTTTTAATAGCTTCAATTGTTACTTCTTCTGTCATTTCTACTTCTTTCTTTTCGTCTTTGCTGCAGCTCACTAATACTAATAATGCAAAAGCTGTAGCGATAATGTCTCTTTTCATTTTAATTTCTCGTTTATTTGTTTATACTTTTCTTCAATTTTCTCTGGGGTAATCTCACTGTCAATACGGTCGAGAACTGCTCCAGAATGGCTTAAAAATAGCACTGTTGGGATTGATTTAACTCCGGCTTGATTGCATAGCTCTAAATTCTCCTCAAAGATTGCTATTTTCAGGTAGTCTAGATTGATGTCGGATGCCTCTATTTTCTCAAGGACTTTATGACATGCCCCACACCAATCTGCTACAACCAATGCTACCTGAATCATCTTTAACTTAATATTTTACCAAGCACCTCATCCTCATCCATCAGCTCAACCTCTTCACCTTCGTAGTTTAATTTTACTCCAGTTCTGTGTCCTAGCCATACTCTGTCTCCCGGTTGTAAGTGCTCACAGTCTTTTCCTACTGCAAATATCGTACCAGTTTCTTTTAAGTTTCCCTCTACAGTTAAGAAAGTTGAATCCATCGTATCTCTCTTAACCAGTACTTTTATTCTTGTAAGTTCTAAGTTATTCATGATCTTCTTTTAGTTTAGTATATTCTTTTAAAATTATTTCTGGGGTTAGTGGTTGTTTAGTTTCAGCTGCTCTTGCCGATTTCTTAAGGAGTTTACCTAGATCATCCACAAAACAAATCGTAGGTAAAGTCTGAACACCATATTTCTCAGCTAGTTCAGGCTCTTCATCTAAATCTATTTCTTCAATCTCTGGTAAATCTAAGTCCGACTCTTTAATTAAGTTAGACAATACGGAGCACTTATCACACCACGAAGCTCCAAATTTTAATACACGCATTTTACTTTATTTGTTTATTGTTCTTTAAATTCCCATCAAACTCTAACCCCAGCTTCAACAACTCTGTAAGGAATTTAGCTGAGTCTTGTAGTTTGGTTCTATCTCTATTGTAAGTTAAAAGTTCAGAGAGGTCATTTGCTGAGTAAGCCCAGAACTCCATCTCTCCTAAACTCTGTCCCTCATTCCTAAAGTTAGCTCCAAGTACAGGTCTCTTTCCTTTCATATTGTCAGAGGTCACCTTAGCTCCTTTTTCTGGTAGTTGGTAGAGTTTCATAAGGTACATATCTCCCACTAAAATCTTGTTCTCCGTATAGAGTCTTCCTGATTTAGTATAAAGGTGTTCCCCATCTAGACTTACATTATATTTCTTAGAGTAATCCCTTAATTTAGAAGACATATCCTTAGCAAAGTTTCCTGTTACTATTGGGTATATCTGTTTATCTTTCAAGCTGTCATGGTACTCTAATATTTGTTTATCACTATAAGATGCTAGTCTAGGGTTTATTATGTCACTCAGTTCTGCTCTCATTACTTTAGGGTTTCTATCTTTATCAAATTTGGCATACATCGCTCTTGATAAGTTAGATAATCCTAGTTCAAGTAGCTGAGAGACTATTTTTCTTGCTCAATTATGTTCAGATAAGCTCGCTACTTCTTATCCCGGAAATTACTCCAGCTCCCTATTTCTAAGGATGTTCAGACTATATCACATAAAAGTTTTACCTTCTATCCTTGCGCTTCCACTCGCTTAAGTGTACTCTACTCCTTTACTACAGTTTCGATAGTCGTTGAACCCAGAAGGGCTGCTGATTGTCCTCACCACCACATGTAGGATATCCCAGCAATTCACAAGGTTTACCCACCGCAACAAGTCGACTTTACGGTGCTGTCCGCATTCATAATCACATCTATCAACTGCCCATCTTTAGTTCTTGGCATCTCATCTTCAGGAATAATTTGTGAGCATAGACCTTTACTTCCATACCTATTTGTTATCTTATTCCCTACCTTGAGTTCATTGACTTGTAATAAGCGAACTTTAATCATGTATTTGTAATCTATCTGAGGAGGTTCTGGTTGTTCCATAGGTAGGTTTAAGTAACTCTCTGGAATCTCGCCAATATTAGCAACCTCTTTTCTCGAAGCTTTATACCTCTTGAAAACCTCATTAATTACTTGCTCTGTTGTCGGATCTGATTCTACATTCCCTTTCTGAACTATGATGTCTGTAAAGTAACCTCTCCCAAAATCCTTAGGCACTCTTAGACCCTCCGTCATGAAGAATCCTTTTAGCTTACTTACTCTACCATAATCTACAGCTCCAGCCAAGAAATCTAAATCCTCAGTAGACATCCTCTCATTAACTCCAAGTATCTGCTCATCTTCTTCAACAGCCTTTGCCATATCCATAATTGAAGTAAGCTCTGACTCAGGTTTTAGAATGTATACGTAATCTTTCACCGCTATATGAGCAAACTTAGGAATCAAGTGAGAACCCATAATTACACCATCCTCGTAGTTATTACCGTGAAGCATAAAGGCTATTCTACAATTCTTACCTAGTCTAAACTCTGAGGTTATATTTCTAGGTGCAAAGATCGTGTCTCCAATATTAACATGATCACCTACTTCAACCTTAGGATCCACCACAACATTCAGATCGTACATGGAATTAACTAAGTGAGATTTATACTCTACAGACTTTCCATTAGGTCCCTTTACTTTAATTACGTTTCTATCCTTATAATCCACTACTCCTGAAGATAAAGCATAGATATTTAAAGGGTGGGTCTTAGCTCCGTCATCATGTCCTGAACTAACTGCTGGTACATCTGGGTTTATAAGTTCAACAGCTTGGTTACTCATGTTCCCTCCCATTGATACCCTAATTGAGTCCGTATAGTTAATCATAGGGATCCTTCTAGTTGAGTAAGAAAGTTTATCATCAGCAGAAGCATCTATATAGCACGGTTTAGGTACTTCAGATAACTTATATTCTCCAATTACTTCACCTCTCCTCCTTACTTTAACTTTAGGTTCTACTTTCTTGTTTATATAGTCTACATTCTGGTTGTCAATTATGTATGAATCAAAGTAATCTATATAAGGAAGGACTACAGGATTAAAGTTCATATCAAATACCCTAATAGAAATACCACCATCCTCATCAATAACAGAACAAACATTAAGCTCATTCACGATATTCGCATTGGCATTTTCTGGAGTTCTAATTGGGTCTATAATATCTACTAAGCTTCTATTATACTCTGTGTACTCTGAAAGCTTAATCCTTCTTGATAGTGCAGAGAATGTCAGTGAGTTTACTTTAGAAGGGTTATCAATCATACCTCCATGTGAAAAGAACTTACGGATATACTTGTTCATCTCACTGGCATAGATCTTTCCTCTTCTTGGTAAATCTGAAGCTATCCTTGTATAAACCTCTTTCTTATAACTCTTTAGGAAGTTAACTAAACCTGCTTGAACTGTGAGAACCTTTTTGTCTAGTATATGATCCTCCACCTTGTCGTTATAACCTGCGAACTTATCTTTAGCTATAAGCAGCATCTCTTTGGTTAATTCTTTAGGTGTCTTATCTAGTCCTAGCTTTATTCCCATCTTCTTTAAAATACTCCCATCTACAACTCTTGCTTCTTCTGGTAACTCCTCTATGCTATTTAAATCTATAATAACCTCTTCCCCGCTACTGTTTAGATACTTGAATAGGTTAGTCTCGTAGTTATAAGTCTTATCTTGATCTACTACAAACTGAGACTCATAAAACCTAGCATTTCTATCATTATCCAGCATTAAAGTAGGAGTCTTGTATTTCCCAAAGATAATGAATGAATCGTTTACCATCTTAGGAACTTCAATCACAATAGGCTCAGGCTGCTCTCCAGTTTCTAAATTAACATAACTGAGGAGAATATCATAATTATAAGTCTGCTCTAGCTCTATTGCTCTTGATAACTCTACTTTTGGGTGAACGACTTCTATATTAACCACCTCGAAACCTCTCTTCTTTAATGGGTTATTGTAGTAAGATGTTAATATTTCCGGGAGTCTTTCTTCTATGAAATAATTATAGCTATTGTTCATTGATCCACGTGTATATTTTTGTGTACTTATTTAAAATGTTCTCTACTGTGTGCTTTAGTTCTGGTGGGATCGAAACTTCTAAATCCATCATAGTTGCATCACTTTCATTAGGGGAAATCTTGAGGGAGTCTTGTTTTATCTCCCCCTTAACTTCCTCAGTAAATGCGTCTATGTTGAATCCATCCCACCTTAAGAACCTGCAAATACTAAACCTTAATTCCTCCATAGTTGTTTAATATTATATAGTTCAGTGCGTAATTCTTATTTAATACATCCAGCAGACTTCTCATAGTAGCTCTTTTATAATCTGGTTTAAGCTCCATGAAATACTCTAATATATCTTTTGTAACTGGTATAATATTATAAAGAAGCCCTACATTTTTTACTAGTTCATCTTTTGTTAATACTAAGGTTTCATTATTGTGGTAGAGTATTATCTCCTTATCGTCTATATTCTCAGCTCCAAGATTAACTCTATGCAGTCTATCCTTGTAACCTTGAAACTCTAAGACTGTATTTATCGCTGGAATGTCAAGATTCTCCCAGAGTTGTGGTGTAAAGTCCAGCCCAAATATACTAGAGACTACATCAGATAGAGCTATTTCCAATTCTGACTCATCCTCGTAAGTGAACTGATTGACCATTACATTATCTCGTGTTATTATTAGTGAAATCATCGTTATTATGCTAAATTGTTATATTCTAATTGGCTTCTAAATATTATATCAAGCGGGTCTTCTCTCTCAGATCCTTCATTCTCCAGTAGATTATCTAAGGTCTTATTAGCGTAACCAAAGGCAATTTTAGATAGAGCAGGAAGTTCTTTAAATGCACCCTTAACTCCGGAATATGTAAGTTGTCCTCCTAAATTAACTGAACAGATACGATATAGAAATTCAATTAAATCTTCAGTTACATTCCCGTTAGCTTCTAGGAATTGCTGTCTGAATACCATATATCTATCTCTAATCGCATCATCTCCCTGTAACTCTGGATTGCTATACTTATTCATACTTACTACATCAGAGGAGATTTTAGCATGTTTAGCTACTCTTGCTCCTTCTGGATAATAGTAAAGAGTAGGTGTATCTAAGTGTTGAGAATTAATCATAACCCCATTAACAAATACTCCGATCTTATTCCTTGGTAAAAACTGATAACTAATAATACCTTCATATGGCGAATAACTCACTGATGGTTGAATATTGTTATTAGCGTTCTTGTTACCTAGTGAAATCGGGAATGTATCAATAAGTTTAGATATAGCCTCGAATTTGTAAGTAGGTGAGAGAAGCTTATGGATATACCCAATAACATCCCCTTTCTTAAACTTATACAGATTCACGATAAACTCCTTGCTCTTTGGATAAGTCTCCGTTACATCTCCATATTTGATTATATACGTATTTTCAGTAACCTCAGTGAGTTCCCCATCTGCCTTAGCTCTATGTATAAACCCTTCATTAATCATCTTAAATGTAGCGTTGTGTTTAATAGATAGTACAGACTGGGTCATCGCTTCAGTTAAAGTCGTAGAGAATGAGAATCCAATATTACTGTCTTGATAATAGTCTAATAATTGTGACACTTGGTTTCTATATAAGTTAGTGTCCTTATTAAATATACAAGATGGTAGCTTAACAGTTTTCCCATAATCCTTCTCTGTAATTTCGTGACCCTCCAAAGTAAATCTCCCTTTATAGTATGGCGAAGCTTCCACCTCTAAGTAACTATTTCCAGGAGCATCTTTATCTTGAAACTTAAACCCTTTACCAATTGTTACCAGCTGTCTAGTTAAATATCCTGAACCACCTACACCTTCCTGCTTAATCCCTACTACTTTACGGTTTGTTATTGCATCAGAATAGTAGTCATCAGGTGAAAGTCCATTTAAGAGATTCGTTTCCATTACATCTATAACCCCTCCATTTGATATTGTAATTTTAGGGATAGATAGATCGAGTACTTGTTTCATCTTAATCCTGTTTGAACTCTCTAGTCTGTCTTTAATAGCTGGTGTAAGTGAATCTTTAGCTTGTTCAGTAAAGTTCTTATAAGCCTCAGAGATTCTAATTAGTTTCAGCTGTGGAGATAAGCTTTCATCATTCTTAATTCTAACCATCTCCTTATGTAAACTAGTATCCAGGTCTAAGTAAAGTTGGTTAAGCGTAAGAGATGTAACTCCTTTAAACTTAACAACCTCTGAACCAAAAGATGCTAGTTTATGTATAATATCTAACCTATCTGACTTAACTGAAATGTACTCCATAATCACTAGTATATTCTTAGCGTTTATAGGTTGTCCATCTCCAATTAAATCATCAATACTACCCTTTATATATGTTGAGATCATTAACCTGCCGTAACAAGTGATCTTTCCATTGTACTCTAGAGGTGTATTGTAGTTAATTTTGTTCGCATTTAAAAGCTCTTCTATCTGTGAGGAATCTGTAATCTTAATAGGCTTAGGTCCCATCTCAATTCTACTTCCAAGGTTAAGCCCTAAAAGAAACTCGTGAGAAGGTGTAAGCAATGTTTTAAGGTTTGACTCCTGATAATATAAAGCTTCTGGACCTATTCTCTGCTCTACATATTCCGTATAATCCTTAGGTACTGCTGTTATTGAAAGAGAGTCCCCATCAAAGTCAGCTCCATAAGGTTCAATAATAAGAGGATTTAAGCCCATTGTAAAGTTATCATTTAATACGACCTTATAACAACCTATAGATCCTTTATGTAGTGATGGTGCCCTGTTGATAATAACTCTTCTATCAGTCACCCAACCTCTAAAGTCATCTAAGGTTTTGTAAGTTGTAAAATCGATATACCTCATTTCTGCATCTAAAGGACTAAGTTGATATTTATCTCTAAGGTATTCTATAAAGTCAGTCTTAAACATTTCATAGGCTACCTTAATTGGGATAGATACTTCGTCAGGCTTTAGAGTTATGTCTGGTACAATATAATTTCTGGCTGAGTTTGTGATTCTCTTCTTTAATTGAGTTCTTGCAAAGTTCTGCTTAGATGGATTATTAAGTTTACTCATTTCCATTATCTGAGAGACTATAAATTTCCTAAGCATATTTCTATACATCACTTTATCAACGAGAGGGAGTCCTTTTGTATTCATCTCAGTATTAACCATCTCAACCATGTAGATAATACTCTTATAAATGACAGACTCTCCAGACACAGCAAGCTCCTTCTTTCCATTAACCGTTCTAATTGCTACAGGTCTTTGGGAAATAGGAGATACGATAATATATTTGTTGATATAGTTCTGTGCCTCTTTGTACTTATCTGGGTAGTGTTTCTCTAGTAAAGCCATAAGACCCTCTAGTGAAGTATAAATCTCATTCCCAAAATATTCAAGAGACGACACTATACTATTCTCTTTCTTGTCATAATTATAGTTACACAGGCAGAGGTATTCTATTTTATTTCTAGTACCTTTTGGGATTTCTAATATATCTTGAACTAAGGCTAAAAACTTCTTCTCCTTATACCTTAATAAATAGTAAACCGTTGTATCAATATAAGCATAACGGTAAACCTCATCATCAGAAGGTAGTATGGTAGAGGAGCAGATGTTACAAGTGATATTGATTCTATTCTTCAAGTTACCACAATTACACCTATCTCTAAATACGGATCCAAAAAAGTTCTTATCATAAAGTCCGCCATTAATAGGTGATAGCTTCGTTGAATTTGCCTCCCCTATTCTCAAGTTAAAGTCCATATAGGTTGTAACTTGCTGACCTCTGGCTAACTCTAAGATTCTCTGGTCTGATACTGCTTTATACCCCATAGTTCAAAATTATCTGGTTAAACTTCTTAGTCAATTCTGGGTCGTTTAATTTCTCAACCAACTTCCCAGTAACTATATTAATATTATCTTCGTACGTTTTCTTGTTCATGTTTAAAGAGTTGAGAATAGTTGTTAGTGGTGGATTTATTATTTTATGGTATTCCTTTCTAAGCTCACTAAACAATTTTCTCTCAGCTGGTGGAGCGTTAACGAATTCGGTGATATTAAAAGTATTCCTAACAAAAGCTAAATTATTCTGTCTCTTAAGTAGTGATATTAGTTTTGATTTAGGGAACTTCTCTTCAATCTTAGTCATCGCTTCCTGCCAAAAATCCGTAAATTGAGAGGGATAGTTATTGAATTCTAAAATCACCTGCTCATACTCTTTTGGTTTATATAGCGTACTCTCTTTGTAATAAAAGTTAGACTGTAAGAATTTAACCACTAAGGCTTTTAATAAATTAGGTCTCGCATTAACATTCTCTACTTCTTTAATAAACTCATTGACCTCCTCAACCAAGATTCTCGTTATAATGTCATCTGTTGACTCTACCATTCTTATAGCTGAGTTTCTAGATTCCACTTCTAAACCTTCTTCATCGACCTCTTGCTGATTCTCTTCCCATTCTTTAATTACTGTTCTGTTCTTTCCGTTAATGTTTAAGACAGACTCTATATCGCGGAGAACCTTATTGTAAGATGTATTCCGCTCAAAAGAAGAAAGGATCAGAGTCATAATGTTAATCGAATCATCTGAACCAATTTGCTCGTACACCTCCATCAAGCGAGAAGACCGTATGTCAACCCCTGAGGAGCCCTGCTGTGTCATTTCCATATGTTATTTTATACTGTTATTTCTGTTTCTTTTTGTTGTTGTATTGCGTTTTTAATCGTTGGCAAGAACCCTTTATCATCTTCACAAGCCTCTAAAACTAGTAAAGCTGTATCATCAAAGGATAAACCAGCTCTCTCCCCTACATTAAAGATCTCTCCTAAAGCTTGAAACTCATAGATAACCTCTTCCTCACACATACCTTCATTATAATACTCCAACATCCATCTTATTCTCTGAGGGTAGTGTCGAAAATTTTGAGGTAATTCCCGTGAGTTATTTAATATGTTTTCCTTCATACCCTCTTGTGTTAGTAAGTCATATTTTAAGAAGAAGTACATACGGAGGGTGAACAGAGGAGTTATGCCTTCAAATTCAAAAGCACCCTCACTATAAGTTATGTCCTTTTTCATGCACAAGCTACTATTCCGATCAAACGTAGGGCTAGTTCTATTAGCTAAGTACACAGCCTTAGGTGGATAGAAGGTATTATTCTCATCTCTACGCCAAGAACAATTTTTAGTATCCCAGAAATTCTCAGCTTTAGATCTTTTGGAATATTCTAGGTAATCAAGTATCTTCTTACTCCCGGTCTCTCTTATATTTATGATACCTTCTTTTTGATGATAATTCCCTTCAAATATATCAAAATTACACTTAAGACTATTGACAAAAGATTTAAGAGCCTCTATAGTGTATACAACCTTCTCTCTATAGGCAGCTTCCTCTTTATCAATCTCAGGTAATCTTAAGCTTTTGAAATTTCTTGGATCGTAACCTTTAAAGTACTTCTCTCTCTCAAGGTTTAGGATATAAGCATTCTCTGGGTTTCTAAGGGATTTATGGAATATTTTAGCCACTTCTGATTTCCCTTTTCTGTATGACCAGTTTATATTTTTATCTGATTGTCTTCTAAATTCCTCTAAGTCATAATTCACTAAAACCTGACAATCCCTATCTCTAAGCTTATGCATCAAAGACTGAAATCTACACTTAGCTCTATCATAAACATTAACAGAATCTAAAAAGTCCTTGAAGATAATAATGTGATTAGGCGTGTCATACTTGTTTAGCATATTGTCTAACATAGCGGGTGACATTTTGTCCTGATTTCTAATTCCGGTTGAAGTTTCATAAATTACCTTCGCACTATTTTTTAGAATCTCAGACATATTTTCTTTTGCATCTCTCTCTGGATTCCTTGATACGAAAACTAGAGTGAAATTTTTAATCCCATCACCTCCTAATAATTGGTTAAGGATGCTGTATGGGTTTAATCTTTGTTTCTTACTGAATAAATCGTTGGATATGGCTATCATTTTATTAAGTTTTTTTTTTCTCTTGTGGTTAATAAAATTAGGTTAATGCAAATGTCGTGCCAAACTAAAAGTCGAAGCATAACATTTTTTTTAATTTTCAACTATAAGGCATTACCCCAAGATAAAACCTGTCGACTTTTTCAGTTAGCTTTTTTCAATCTACTAAAAATACCCACATTCGATTTAAGGTACTTTTTAGCTCATTTAAGACACTTTCTCTATTTGACTGGTAGATTGTATTAGAGAAGTTATTTTGGTTGATTTTTGATATATTTCTGAGATTATTTTATGTAAGTTATTGATTCTCAGAGGTGACTAAAACCTACCCATGTTATAAGGATATATTAATATTATAT